CTCGTCGAAGCCCATCCAGGTGTACTGGTGGCCCTGGTAGTTGTCGGCGTCGGCGTCGTTGTCGAGGTAGCGCAGCAGCAGGGTGGCACCGCTCGCGCGGTGGGTCCACGTGTGGGTGGTCGAGTTGTAAGCCCAGCCGAGCTTGGGGAACAGCTCCTGAGAGCGGCGGATCACTTCCTCTAGCTCCAGGTAGGTGCGCCGGAACAGGATGCCGCGGAAGTGCGCCCCGTGCTCGTCGGCGCGCACCAGCACGTCGCCTAAGAGGGCGTCAGTCTTGCCGCCACCGCGGGCGCCCCCGTAGAACACGTCCTCGACGGGACAGCTGACGAGGGCTTGCTGCGGGCCGGGCTGCGGCGCCCACGCGACGAGCGCCGTGCCGGTCACGCCACGCCTTCGTGGTGGTAGTGGCCCTCGTCGCAGCGCACGTAGGTGTGCACGCGACGGCGGAGCTCATCCACGGTGTGGCGGGTCACGGGCGGGCAGTACACGCCCACCACGACGTTGACCTGCTCATTGCCGACCAGCGTGGGCCACGGCGCGGGCGACACGCGGCAATGGATCCGGAAGTCGGGGCGCGCGGCGTCCACGCAGAAGAAGTCGCCGTCGAGCGGCCCGTCGACGCAGGGCTCCCACCGCATCCCGGGGCACGCGGGCAAGTGGTCGGGGTTCACGACCGACTGGGGCTGAAGGTCTTGCGCCACTCGTCCAGCGTGGCAGGCATCCGGCCCGTGCGCACCACGTACTGGGTGATCTCTCCCTCGTGGATGACGTGCTCGGGGGGCTGGCCGTGGGCGTAGGAGAGCAGCAGCTTGGCGGCCGCGAGCTGGTCAGTGGCGCGGGCCGGCGCGAACACCGTCTCGGGCTGTCCCGTGTCGGGGTCGACGGCGTCGAACTGGATGATGGGCTTGCCGCCGGCCATCAAGGCGACACGGTCGACGAGCTCGTACTTGTCGACGAGGGACTGGCACAGCTTGGTGAAGTCGCGCGGGACGCGACCGGAGCGGCCCTTCTTGCCACCGGAGTTGCCGCGCGTGAACTGTCCGTGCTTGGTACGTCCGGCGGTTTTGCCCGCCGTTTTGGCCGGAGGCAGCAGGCGCTGCACCACGGACCTCAAGATGCGCGATTCACGCAGAGTGCGAAAGGCCCCGCGCGTCCTGCAGCTTGATGCGTTCGGCCACCCGCGCCTTGAGGCCGTCGTACTTCTTGCCGCTGCGGTGGTGACCAGGCTCGAGCCGCATGGCCGCTTCGTACCGTTGGCGTTGGTCGGGGGTGAGGCTGGCGAGCAGGCGCCGCACCCACGCGCGTTCGGTGGCCTTGTACTTCACGGCTTGGCGAACCTTCCAGCGGCGTCGCGTGGCAACCGCCCCTTGGCAGCCGCTCCCACCTTGGCGCGTGCTTCAGGCGTCCACACGCGACGTCGGTTCGCGTCGCCGATCTTTGCCTTGGTCTCGGCTGCGTGCTTCAGGCCTCGGTGCCCGGCGGCGATTTTCGCACGACGCTCTGGTGAGTGGCGATAGCCAAGCGGCGAACCTGCGGTGCGGCTGACGTTGAGCAGCAGCTTGCGGGCGGCGTAGTAGTCGATGGCACGTTGCTCGTACCACAGTAGGTCGGCGGGGGCGCACACCAGCAGCGGCTCCAACGCGAAGGCCGCTTCGCCGTACTTGCGCCACGCCCGGCTAAGGTGAATCGAGTCCCCACCGCGGCGCAGCAGCCACACGTGGTAGCTGAGGCGCAGGCGCACGTTGACGGCGCTGCCAATGTAGCGACGGCCGGACGCCACGTGTCGAATCTGGTAGAGGCCCGTCACCGCAGACCGCCGCGCCGACGTTCCCGGTCAGTCTTGACGCGCCGAATCCGTTCCAATTCCTGCTGGGGAGGAAGGCACGCCCACATCATTTTGAGGCTGTAGAACACCACGCTGTAGCGATACGAGTCGGGCGGACACACGATAGGCGTGACCCCATGCAAGAGCCCTTGACCGTCGAAGCAGAACAGCGTGTGGTCCGGGAGCGTGAAGCAGCGATCGTACTCCGGGACGGCGAGGTGCCCGCCCGTGAGGCCCGGGCCCTTGAACACCAGCATGGCGGACCAGACGGAGGCGAAGTTGCCCGTGTCGTAGTGATAGGGCAGGGGATTGTTCTTGTTCACGATGCCCGACGTGAACACGCCGTTGCGCAGGTGCCACTGGGCGAGCACGCGATTGCGCGTCACCTCGACGTGCTGGCTGTACAGGCTGGGGTTGGTCAGCTGGTACGCGCTCTCGCAGACGCCAGCCGCATCGACCAGGGCCTTGTGGGCGTCCGGGTGTTCCACGCTCAGGCTGGTGGTGCCGCAGAAGTCCTTGCGCAGCGTGCGCCGGGGCTCGAAGCCGAACACGCGGCTGGTCGACGGCATGCCCGACGTGCGGCGATGCTCGTCGAAGCGCACCCCGTGCAGCAGGGTGACCAGCGGCGACAGGTCGACGCCCAGGGCCTTGAGGTCGACGGTGACCAGCATGACGCGCCCGGCCTCGGTGAAGATGCCGGGGCTGGTGACGTGTTCGGCGCAGTCGGCTTCAGCGGCGTGACGGAACCGATAGTCGGACGGCTTCAGGCGCCGGCGCGTGACCTTGGTGACGGGGAGGTCGAGGGTCATGCGTCCGCTCCGCGCAGCAGTTCGGTGACGGCTTCGGTGTGCGTCTTGCGGTTGGTGCGGCGCATGGCCTTCTCGAGGAGCGCGAGAATCTCCGGGTACTCCGTGCTGTCGTAGTACAGCACGATTTGCCGGATGGTGGTCTGGTCGTACGTGTCTTTCCGGGCGCCGGGCGTCTCGCCCGCTGCGGCATAGGCGTCCAGGATGGCCTGATCCGCGGGAATGACGGTCAGCCCGTCCAGGTCGAACAGGGTGGTCTGGTCCGGGGTGAGCGGCGCCTCGGGCTCGACCAGCGGCTCGCCCGGGATGACGTAGGCGCTGCGGGCCGCCGCCGATTCCTCGGCCGCGTCTAGAGCAAGCTGGTCTGGTGCCGAGTGCGCAGGGCTTTCTTCCATGCGACCTCCACGTCGGTGCGTTCGGTGAAGCCGTGCCAGCCACCCTTCGTGACCTTGTCTTTGACCGTGACCAGCCCGGGGTGCAACTCCGCGAGCTTGAGCGCGGCGTCCTTCTGCACGGCGGGCGTGAGGTACTCGGTGCAGCCGCCGACGGCGTTCGGGTCATCCTGGCCCACGGCGAGCAGGTAGTCGACGCGGTTGGGGTACCCCGCGCGCAGCAGCTGCAGCGTGAAGTCGAAGTCCTCCATGCTGCCCCACAATCTATCGAACCGCGCCCCGGTCGACAAGGCCACGTCGCGGTCGAAGGCGTAGGCGTTGCAGAGGCGGGTGTTCTCCGCGTAGGGGCCTTCCTCGCGGTTGTTGCCGGCCCGCGGCGACAGCCCAACGGCCACCAGGTGCAGGTCGCGCAGCCAGGACTCGAGCCGGGACAGCCCCGCGGCGATCTCGTCTCCGGTGGCCTTCAGCAGTCGGCCGTCGCGCCGGGCCGCGAAGTGCAAGTCGTCATCCAGCAGGCACACGTAGGGCGACGGGGCGTGCTCCAGGGTCCACTGGCGCTTCGGGCCGATGCCAGGACCACCGGGGTACACCAGCACGGCGCCGCGCTTCGCGAGGGACTGGACTTCGAGGCGCCGATCCGCGTCGCACACGAAGTAGGTCCGCCCCTTCCACTCCCACGGCAGCTGCGCCCAGGTGATCTGCGCGTCGGGTCGGCCGCGCGTCGGGATGCAGACCACCATCTGGTGCGTCATGACGTCACCACCGGCACGCGGTTGGCCATCCACGGCTCGACGCGCACCTCGACCCGCGCCAGGCCCATCCCGTCCACGCGCCAGACCACCAGCGCCGCCACCTGCTTGTCGTTGCTGTAGGCCACACCTTGCAGCGCGTCGAGCACAGGCTTGACACGGTTGTCGATGTCGCCGGCGTTGCGGTTCTTGCGGTGCCAGGCCAGGTACACAATGACGTCCCCAGCGAGCGCTTCGTGCCGCAGGCCGTAGCCTTGCGCCGTCGCCATGGCCCAGACCGTCTTGCGGAACGCGCGGCCGGCGGGCGTCATCACCATGCGGGAGCGCCACGGCTTCCAGTACTCGTTGACCGAGGGCGGCTGGGGAATCACCAGGCTGAAGGGCACCCGGGCCGTCCCGATCGCGGGACTACCCCACGCCGCTACCTGTTCGCTGGTCACGCACCCTCCTGTAGGGCTGTCCGTGCATCGGCCTCGGGGTCATCCGGGTAGAGCTCTGTCACGCGGCCGCCTTTCGCCGCCAGTCGACGCAGCACCGCATCCGCGCGCGGTTCACCCGTCAGCGGCACCAGCACCAGTTCGCCGTGCTTCGTGAGCACTTCCAGGGACCCGCTCATGAGCTGACGTAGCCCCAGAGGCGACGTTGTTCTTCTGGGGTCAGGTTCCACAGGGCCTTGGTCCCCTGTTGGACCTGAGTAAACAGCTGAAGGTCAGGGTCTGTTGGTGGCCTACTCGAACATCCTTCCGGACTACCTGTAGTGCTTGAAGGTGTAGATTGGATGTGACCATCAGATTCGGACACACGCTCTCCCTTCGCCGGTGAGGTTCGAACAGTCGGGGGGCCAGAACCCGCTCCGTGGGGGGAATGCCCACGTGCGGGGCGGCGCTGAGAAAGAACCACGCGTGTCCTGCTGGCGGGGGAAAAAAGAGAGCGCCCGCTGTCGCCTCACAGATCCCAGGCCCCGGCGGACCAAGACCGGGATGGGAAAGGCCACAAACGGGCGCCCACACGAAGGTGGTAGCGCTGGTCCTCGTTGTTCACGTGCGCCGTCGTCTGTGGCGACAGCACGCGGATTAATCTGCAGCCCTCGCTGGGAAAGCGAAAGGCCCCGAGCTAAGTCACCATTCGCGCGCATGATAGCGCCACAGCCCTTGGGGCAGGTCGGCTCGCTCGCGCGGGAACCACTTGGTGGCGATGAGGAGCCCGTCGGCCCGGTGCGGCCCGGTGCTCCGGCCCGAGAGCTCCCACAGGCGGAACGACAGCGTCTTGTCGGGGATGCCCGTGCCCTGCACGATGTCGCGCAGGAACGACCCGGGGTGCGCCCGCACCCAGTCCACGATCTTGCGGTCCGTCTCGCTGGCGGTGCGGTACACCTTGGCCCAGTCGGTCAGGGCCGCCACGTCCAGCAGCTCGCCTTGCTTGCTCATGAGCTCCCTCCTTGAGCGACTTCGCGCCACGGGTAGGGCCAACCCTTCATCGGGTAGCCGGCGCGCAGCGCCTGTAGGAGTGCCGTGTCGACGTCGGCTTCGTACTGCTGTCCGCTGTCGTTCAAGAACTTCACGCGCTCCGTCATGTGTCCCTCCTGTGAAAGTCAAGGGGCTGGTCGGCGCGTCCGTGGTGCACGCCCTCACGCCGTACCATGCGCCGCGCAGCTATGGAGGCCCTAACCGCCGTAGCCTTGCGACCCTGCGCGCGTCCCCCGTCGGTGCGCGGAAGGAGGTCAGGTCGCCTCACCGGACCGCGCTGCTCCTGCGTACACCACCGAGCGAGAGAAACCCCAAGGCACTGGTCGGGATTCCAACCCGAGGTCCTACTGAACGGGGTCCGAGCCCTTGAATCGGCCCCGGCCGGTACGCAGCCGGCTCCCAGTGCGGGTGAAGCTACCCGAGTACCTGCCACTCGGGGCCCAGCAACTCCCGCAGTTTGGCGGTCACGTTGCGCACCGCCTCCACCTGCCACTGCCCGTCGACCGTGGTGTACAGCGCGGCCTGCGGCAGCCCGTCGCCGTCACTGCCGCTGAACCGCAACACGAAGGGCGACGCCGGCTGCTCCACCTCGGCGAAGGTGCGGTACGGCGCCAGCACCCACGGGTTCCGCACCTTGGTCGTGAGCACGGCGGCGATGCCGCTGCGCGCGTTGACGGTCTGACTGATCCCGTCATCGGCGACGCCCGTTTCGCTCGTGGCGCGCACGCCGGCGCAGAACTGCCGCAACTCGTCCACGTCGCCCCCGGGGACGAAGCCCGTCTGCAGCGCGATGGCCAGCTGCTCCAGGCTGAACTCCTCATTGAAGCAGAAGTTGTGCATCGCCGGCGCGCACCGGGCCTCGGCCGTCACGCGCCGCAGGTGCCGGTCTGCCCCCATCAGCGGGCTGACGGCCTGCACCTCCGTCGGGCTGACGACGTGGACGAAGGGCGTGTCCACGTCGGACTCCAACCGCTCGGCCACGAGGTAGGCCGCGAACGCCCCCAGCGTGTAGAAGTGCAGCGCCCAGGGCAGCTGTGGATCGACGTTGACCCGGACCAGTGCGCGGTCCGTGAAGTTGTAGCCACCCTTGGTGATCTCCTGTACCTTGCTGGCCTCGCGGGTCAGCGCGATCACGGCCTGCACGGCCGTGCCGTTCAGTTGGTCGCTCACGAGGCACCTCCCGCCGTCTTGCTCTCGATGGAGAGCACGCCCTGCCGCGGGTCCTCCGGGATGGGCACCCCATGCACCACGGTGCCCACCGTCTGGCCGTCGAGCTTGCCGATGTACAGCACCTCGCTGACGGGCTTGGTGCCGGCCAGCGCCGTGCGCGCGCTGATCATGACCTTGACGCGCTCGCGGTCGGGCTCGGGGACAAACTCCCACGTGAGCACGACCTTGCGCCGCGCCTCCGCCTCCGTGTTGGGGTCGCGCACGTTCTCCAATACCGCCTTCAACGCGGTGGCGAACTTCTCCGCCGCCGCCCCCGCGCCGAGCGTACTGATATCCGCCAGCTGCTCGACGCGGTTCACCTGATCCATGATCATGCGACACTCTCCCGCTGTTTGGTGTAGCCGCACACGCTCATCGGGTGCGGTCCTTCCGTGTTACAGAACGCGCTCGGCGCGTGGGTTGTGTCGGGGTCGGCCGGCACCTCCTGCACCGCGGGCGCCGGCTCCTGCGCCACGGGTCCGGTGCCGAGCTCCGGCAACGCGGCCCCCGCCGCGGCCAACCGCTCCTGCTGCACCTGCAGCGCCTTGAGCTTGTCGGTGACGCGCGGCTGTTGCCGCACGGCCTGCAGCGCCATCTTGCGCCACGCGCGCGTCAGCGCCGTGCTCTCCGGGAAGTCGAGGCCGACGTCGTCGTTGGCGCGCGACGGACTCCACTTCTTGCCGAGGAACGGACCGCGGCCCGTGAAGTGGCCGAACACCAGCACCGCGGCTTTCACCGGCACCTGGACCGGTTCCTTCTTGCGCTCGTCGCGCCGCAAGCCGAGATTGCCGTCGATCGTGTCGGGGATGGCGTACTGCACGCGCAGCGCGCGGCGCACCGCGTTCACCTCGCCGTCGGCGCGGGGGTCGTCGTGCACCCACACCTCCTCGGCGCGCAGGAAGTCGGGCTCCGCCGCGCACAGCCGCATCCAGTAGCGCGCGTTGAGGTACGGCCCGCCGCCCAGGATGTCCACCTCGTCCACGGGGTCGGCCCCGACGTCCAGCGCCCAGCGCACAATCGCGCCGCGCAGCGCCGGCGACACCCGATCCCCCCAGGACTTCGCCTTGACTTCGGCGACGAGCTCCTGGACGATCTGGTTACGTTGATGCGCCTCCGCCAGCGCGAACGCCTTCTCGCGCTCCTGCGGCGTCTTGGCCAGGACCAGTAACCGCTCCAGCAGACTGCCCTTCTCCTTCGGCGCGGCGACTGCCGTGCCCTTCGCTTCGGTGCTCATGCGTCGGCCCTCCGGTGAAAGTGTTCACACAGGTCACGCACACATTGACTAACTGCACGTTCTGCGCCTGCTCCCACGTCGGCGTCGTAAGGTGCCGCGTCTCCGGCACCGCCAGCCCGCAGCGGGTGCGGCCGTCCTCGCGGGTCAGGTGGTACTTGGTCCACGACCGACCCACCTTCCAGGCGACGAGCCGTGGGGGCGGCGTCATCCCCGCAGCGCTGCGGCCAAGCCGCGCGCCTCCCGCACCAGCTTCCGCTTTCGCGCGGCGGCCCGGCGACACTCGCGCCGGCGACACGTCTTGGGCAGCGCGCCCACGCCAGCGTAGGTCAGTCGCCGCTGGCAAATTGCGCAACGCGAATCGAGCGCCTTTCGCATGCCGTCAATCTGCAACGACGGGACTTGTTGCGAAAGGGGCGAACGCGATTTTAATGTGATCGTTACAAATCCCCCCTTTCGCGGCGGTGAACTTCGTTGCAGATTGACTCCCGTCAGCCACCAACAACGGCCCCACCGGGGGCCACAACGAAAGGGTCACCATGTCGCACGAACTCAGCTTCACCAACGGCCGCGCCGACTTCTTCGAACTGGGTGAGCAGCTCACCGCCTGGCACGGCGAGGGCATCGCCCTTCCGCGCACCACGTCGTTCGCCGAAGCGCTCGCCGCCGGCCACCTGCTGTATCCCGTCGAGAAGCTGCCCGTCTACCGCCGCAACAACGACGGCGGCTACGACGAGTGCACCACGGGGGCGGTCACCTTCCGGCCCGACCGCAACGCGGAGCTCGGCGTCGTCGGGGCCGACTACACCGTCATCCAGAACGAGCAGGCATTCGGCTTGGTGCAGCCGCTGGTGGAGAGCGGCGACCTGCGGCTGGAGTGCGGCGGTGTGCTGCGTGACGGTGCCGACGCGTGGGTGCTGGCGCAGGTCAACCCGGCGACCTTCCCCAGCGAGGTGGAGGCGGGCCTCGTCAGCGCCGGCATCGCCAAGTACCTGTTGGTTCGGACCAACCACACGGGGCGCGCCAACGCCTCGGTCACCGAGACGGACGTGCGCGTCGTCTGCGCGAACACGCTCGGGATGGTGGAGGACGGCGACTTCCGGACGCAGGCGTCGGTGCAGCACCGGGGTGACGCGAGTCAGCGCCTGGAGGACTGCTTTAAGCTGGTGCTGGGCGGCATCGTGCAGCGCACGCAGGACTTCCTCGCCCGGTACGCGGCGCTCCGCACCGTGAAGCTGGACGAGTCCACGTGGCAGCGGCGCGTGATGGACGTCGTGCAGCGCGACCCGCGCCAGCGCGCCGACTTCGACGCCGCGAGCCCCATGGCCGACAGCACCGTGCAGCGCTACACCGAGAAGCGCGAGGCGCTGTTCGGCCTGTGGACGCTCGGCAAGGGCCATGTCGGCGATGGCTCGGCGTGGGAAGCGTACAACGGCGTCGCCGAGGCGGTGGACCACGACCCCGAGGTGTTCCCGTGCCGGTCGAGTCGGGTGCGGCAGCTGATGCCGGGTGGGCGGTTGTACGACATCAAGGACCGCGTGTTCGAGTCGCTGCTGGACGTGGCGCAGCCCGACCGCGAGTAGGGTGAGGGCGGCGGGCGCGGTTGACCCGCCGTAAACCCCGTGGCCGGTCCCAACGCCGGCCCGCAACGGCCTCTCGGAGGCCAGAACAGGAGCACCACCATGGCATCCTTCACTAGCACGAAAGGGCTTGTGATGCGCATTGTCCGCGAACGGAGACGGCTCGGCTCCGCGGCGGTGTCCGTCGAGGAAATCGCCAACGACATGGAGGGCGAGCGCAGCCTGGAGCAAGCCCGCCGCGCTTGTCGGGCGCTGGTCGAGCTCGGTCGGTTGGTCGACGTCGGCGGCGAAGTCTACGAGTTGGCCCAGTGAAGCCCCGCCCCGCGGCGCTCACCACCTACGTGGCCTGGCGCAAGAAGCCGCCCGTGTTCCACGTGACCAGCAACGCCCGCACCACGCTGTGCGGCCGGCCGCTGGACGAGAGCGTGTACGTCTGGCCCAAGAAGGACCCGCCTGCCTACGACGTCATCTGCGGCATGTGCGAAGCCGCGAAGCGGCGGCTGCGTGCCTAAGCGCCGCCGCGTGGACCTGTCGCTGCGGCTGGAAGAGGCCAAGGCTGTCGTGCACCTACTCGGGCTCGGCATGCTCGAGGCGGGCGGCGTTGGCGTTGTCGTTGAACGGGGGCACCGCGTGCAGGAGCGCCTCCTCGCAGGGATCAAGTATGTCACCGAAGTCAACCCCACTCATCGCCGCCCCTCAGGGGCGAAAGCGAGGACCCCGTGAACAAGCCCAAGCAGAAGAAGCCCACCCGCATTGGCCGTGGCGTCGGCGCGCTGCGCATGATCCAGGCCATCTTCCCGCAGGTGAAGGAAGTGCGCGACGCGACCAAGGCCGTGCTCATCACCGTCACCGACGAGGACGCCGACGGCGCCAAGCCAAAGGATCCGCGGCAGTGCGCGCTGGCCCGCGCCTGCAACCGCGACGGCTTGGCCGACGGCGCCTTGATCGGCCTCGGCATCTCGTGGCTCATCAAGGGCACCATCGCCACCCGGTACAAGACGTCGGGCGGGGTGGGACGGGAGATCGTCAGCTTTGACCGCCACCACGACTTCGCGGCCGGCAAGGACTACCGGCTCAGCCCGATCAGCCCGGCGAACCGCATGGGGATCCAGCGGGGCGAGTCGGGCTCGGGCAACGGCCACGGCAAGCCGCCGCGCGTGGCGATGCACCGCACGGTGCGCGTGCGTGAAGCCGCGGTCAAGGCGTGAGCCGGCCGCTGGGCAGTACGCGGTCGTACGTCGAGCGGGGGGCGCGCACCGCGCCCCCCCTCAACGACCCGCACGATCCGCTCTATGGCCTGATCCCGTGGGTCCAGGCGACCGACGCGGCTATCCGGGCGTTCCCGAAGCCCGAGTGGCGCTGGCGCCTGAGTCAGGCCCTGAACGACGGGGCGCGCGCGCACAACGACGTGTTCATGGAGTACGCCGCGTGGGCCTTGAGCGAGCGGCTGTTCCGCTCTCGGGCCGACGTGCGCGCACAGGTGGTGGGCAGCTGGGGGCGCCGGTGAGGATCGCCCACCTGGCCGACCTCCACCTCGGCTACCGCGCCTACACGCGCGAGACCCCCCAGGGGCAGAATCAGCGGGAGGCCGACGTGCAGCTGGCGGTGCGTCGCGCCTTCGACGGCGTGATTGCGCAGGCCCCCGACGTGGTGCTGCTGGCGGGCGACGTCTTCCACTCCGTCCGGCCCGACAACCGCGCTATCGTGGCGCTGTTCGCCGAGCTCCAGCGGTTGCGCACCGCGCTCCCCAAGGTCGACGTGGTGGCCATCGCCGGCGACCACGACACCCCGCGCACCAGCAGCACGGGCACCATCCTGAGCCTGTACCGCGCGCTGGGGGTGCACACGGTCGAACGCGACATCGCGCTGGTGCCGCTGCCGTCGGGCCTGACGGTCCTGTGCGTGCCGCAGGCGCGGGCGCGGCAGCTGAAGGCGTACACGGGCCCGCCCGGCGACGTGCTGTTGCTGCACGGCGAGGTGCGCCAGGTGCCAGGGGCCAACGTCGACCCCACGGTGCTGGAGGGCCACCCGTGGCAGTACGTCGCGCTGGGGCACTACCACGTGTGCGCCGAAGTGGGCACCAGAGCGTGGTACGCCGGCTCGCTCGACTACACGTCCACGGACCCGTGGTCAGAGCGCGCGCGCCAGCTGGACACCCGCGTCCCCGGTAAGGGGTGGCTACTGGTGGAGCTCGGGTACGACCCAGCCTTCATGGCCATCGAGCCCCCGCGGCGCTTCGAGGATCTGCTGAAAATCGACGCGGCCGACATGACCGCCGAGGAGCTCAACACGCTGCTGGCGGAGCTCGCCGCCGACGTGGACGGCGCCGTGGTACGGCAGGTGGTGGTCAACCTGTCGCGGGAGACGCACCGGGCGGGCCTGGACCACGAAGCCATCCGGAGCTACAAGCGCCGGGCCCTGAACTACCACCTGTCGTGGAGCCGGCCCGCCGCCCAAGCGCCCACACCCGAGGCGCGCGCGCGCGTCCGCCAGACCCTGGACGAGGTGGTGGCGCAGTTCTTCGGCGAGCGCCCCCTGCCGCCCGACGTGGACCGCGGCGCCCTCACGACGCTGGCCGCCGAGCACTTGGCGGCTGTCGGCACCGACCCCTACACCGGCGCGGTGACCCCGTGACGGCTCCCGGCGAACCCCGATGAAGCCCCGCAAGATTCTGTGGCCCCCGAGTGCGGAGCGCACCAAGAGGGAAAAAGGGCGCCAAGTGAATCACGATGGCGAAGCGACCACCGTGCAATTGGTGCGCTATCTACCCGACCAGAGTCTCCGGGCGTCGATCGACAACGAGTGCTGCGGGTGCGGGCTCCGGCACCTGATGGCGTTCGAGGTATTCCGGGACGCAGCGGGGCGATTCTATCTCAACAAACGGAGTTACCGGCTATGACGGCTCCCGGCGAACGGCTCACCCCCCAACAGATGCGGGAAGAATGGGACGCACTTAAGCAGGTTCGCTACCCGGCGATTCACCAAAGCACTCACCAACTTGTCGAGCGAGTGCTGGCCGCGTGGCAAGCCGACCGAGACGAGATAACGCGGCTCAATGAAGTCTGCGATACTAACGAAATGCTGATGCGCTCTACGAGTGAGCGTGAAGACACATTACGGCGCGAGCTTCAAGCCGACCGAGAAGCGCTGGAACGGATGGAGCGCGATAACACGGCGCTCATCGAAGCAGGAAAGCAACTCGGTACTGATTGGGCTGAGGCGAACGCAACGATAGTCCATCTGCGGGCGCTCCTGCGCCGTGCGAGGGAAGCGCTGGCAGATGCTCACGCGCCACACGCGACCTATTCCTGCACCCGCTGTAAGCTGCGGGCTACTGTGTTGGCCGAGCTAGACGCGGCCCAAGGAGAGGGGAGCCCAAAATGAGCCCAATGAGCGGAGACAGCCACGCTTCGTGGATGGCGGCGAGCGAATTACCTGACGACGACCGGGAGGATTTTGTGGGCGACCAGAAAACGACGTGCGCGATTTGCGGCGGCCCCGAAGTGCTGGCCGAGGCGGGCTTGCTGTGTGTAGCTGGATGCCGCGACGCGGAACTCGATGCAGTCGAGGCGTTCTACGACCTCGTGCAGCCCGATGGACGCCCCGCGCACACCGATGACAAGTTGCGGGCCGCGCTCCGGGCGTTCTGGAAAACTCGCGTGGGGGTCTCCCGGTGAGCGCCCCCCGCTACGTAATGCTTGCTGCCCTGCTGGCGCTCGGCTGCGACAGCACGGATACCGTGGGCGATTGGAGTGGGGAGCCCGAAGGCCGCGACGCGCCGCCCCCGAGCCGGTTGGCGGAAATCGAAGCCCGTCTGAAAGCAGCGACGCCGGGGCCGTGGGCGTGGTGGCGCGACCCGTCGCTGGTCGAGGATGGCGTATACGCGCCCAAGCACCCGGATACGCAGTACGACGCCGATGGCAAACTTGTCGATGCGTGCACCGTGTGCCGTGGGATGACGGGGCCGACCCGCGAGGCGAACGCGCAGTTCATCGCCAGCGCCCCGGAGGACGTTGCATTTCTCTTGAGCTTGGTGCGGGTGGAGAGCCCGCCCCCAGCAGGGCCGTGGAAAGCGCAACCCAGCAATGCGACGCAGCCGTGGCCCTTGCTGCGGGGCTCGTCTCAGGCGGGCAGCGCCCCAGCCGAGCCGTTTGAGCGCGACGGCTTCGAGTGCCCGAACTGCCGTCACATGGCGGTGGGCGTGCGCGACGACCTGTGTCTACATTGCGGTTGGCATGGACGGCTATTGGCCAGCGGCGGAAGCGAGGCCAGTCGAGATACGCGCCGGGAGGGCGAACGACTGGATACGCCGCTGCCTCCCATCCATGTGGGGGCGGGCAGCGCCGGAAGCCCAGAGCCTTCGGAAGCGGCAATCGAAGCCGCGCACCGCCGTCTGATGGCATCCACCGCGCAAGACGAGGACGACGCCCGCGAGGATGTGCGCTGGATACTTCGCGCCGCGTACAAAGTTCAGTTTGGGGCCGCCTCCCCGTCGAGCCCAGAGCCGACCGTCGTCAATCCGTCGAGCGGCTACGTGATGCCGATGCGTGACGCATGGGTCTGGGCGTGTGCCCGCGTCCAGTTACTGGAAAGCGCCTTGCGGGGCAACTCGGCGGCGCTCGAAGTTTGGCGAGCCGAGGAAGGGGCCGCCTCCCCGTCGAGCGGGGAAGCCCAATGAACGATCCCGGACGTGTCGAGAAAATCGCCACCGAGGCGTTGGCGTCAGCGGCGCTCACCGTGGAATGGCTCCGCAGATTGCTCGCGGCGCGGGGCACGGTATTGCCACCGACCGAGCGGCTCGCGTTCGTGCAACTGCTCTACGACAAGGGCGTCGTGGACGAGGCGGGGCTGCTCTACGTGCAGCGCGATGTGCGCGCCGAACAGGACGCCGCCGAGAGATTCGCCGACAGATTCAGGGAAGCGCCAAACGCTGACCGACTGCGCGAACAACAGCGGCGGGGCTCTGTCCCCACGGGAGAGACACCGTCCAATGGGTGAACGTTCCGGGATCGAGTGGACGGATGCAACGTGGAATCCGTGGCGCGGCTGTACCAAAGTCTCGCCGGGGTGCGCGCATTGCTACATGTTCCGCGAGCAGATTCGCTACGGGCGCGACCCGGAAGTCGTGACGCGCTCCAAGACAACCTTCCACGCCCCGCTCAAGTGGCGCGAGCCCCGCGTCGTGTTCACCTGCTCCTGGTCGGACTGGTTCCACGAAGCCGCTGACCCGTGGCGCGACGAAGCGTGGGACGTGATCCGTCAGACGCCGCAGCATACCTACTTGATTCTCACGAAGCGCATCGAGCGCGCCGACGGTCGGTTGCCGTGGGCGGCCTTCGGTGACCCGTGGCCCAACGTGTGGCTGGGGGTGTCCGTCGAGAATCAGCGATTCGCGCACCGGCTCCGCATCCTGAACACGCTGCCCGCGACGGTGCGGTTTTGCAGCGCCGAGCCGCTCCTCGGGCCGCTCAGTATCGGGGAGTATCTCGGCCCGCGTCATGTGTCGTGGGTGATTGGCGGCGGTGAATCCGGGCCGGGCTTCCGCGCCACCGAAGTCTCGTGGCTGCGGGCGTTGGCCGATCAATGCACCGCACGGGGCGCCAAGTTCTTCCTGAAGCAACTCGGGGGCTGGCCCGACAAGCAGGGCGGCGCGAGCGCCGTGCTGGATGGCCGTCGGTGGACGGAACGGCCTGCGGTGGAGTCGGCCCCCACGGGAGAGAAACCGTGAGCCCCGTCAAGTGGCCCCATGTCAGTGAGCGCACCCTGACCGTGATCCGCTGGGCGGTGATTCTGAAGTTGCTCGTCGGCGCTGCGGCGCTGGCGCTGTGGATCGCCTCGGCCGGCTGCGCCCTCTTTCCGACGCAAGTCGACCCCTGTCCGCTACCTCCCGAGCAGCATCCGGAGGCGTGGTCGGCAGTCCCGATGGGCTACGTCTGCGGAGGTCCGGGCGTGAAGGCTACCGAACCATGAGGTAGGTCGCCACGGCGATCGTTACGACCCACACCAACGAGGGTGGCTTCAGGCTGAACAGGCCCCAACTCGGCTTCGGATTGCAGATCAGCGGGTCCTGCCGGAGGTCCACCAGCTGCACCGCCTGCCAGCGTGGCCCCGCGACCGTGACCCGGGCCGCGTGGTCGTGACAGCCCTCGAACGTGACCTGGTAGGCTAGCGGGTCCTGCACTAGCGACCAGGTCCAGGTCGGCGGCGGGGGCAGCAGCGCGACGACGGCGCCCACGTGCACCCCGTTGGTGTCGAGCCGGGCCCGCAGGGTGTCGCTGACGTGGATCGTGTCCACGCCCGTCACCGTCGCACCGGGCACCTGGATCGTGACGGTCGCCACCGCATGGTGCGCCAGCTGCGCCTGGACCGCGAGCCGCGTGGCGATCTGGAGCTGGCCCCGCAGGAAGTGGTGGGTGGAGTCGGCCGCGGCCTCCACGTTCAGGCGCTCCAGTCGTTCCGCGCGCGCGGCGCCCGTGGCTGCCAGCGCCGTCCACACCAACAGCGCAATGCCCAGCACCTCCGCGATGAGCGCGGGGAACCCGACCGCCACCCGGCGCGAGGCGGCCGTCAGCATCCCCACCAGGCCGACGCCGATGAGGACCAGCGCAAAGCCGATCATCGGAACAGCGCCCAGACGGCGTGGTACAGAAAGCGCACGACCAGGAACAGCGTCGCCCCCAACATCCCGGCCGCCACGTCCATGAGCCCGAAGCCGTACCCCGGCTGGCCGGCGTAGCGGCGGCCGCCGCCGTCGCGGAGGCTGTAGGCCGTGTCGGTCTGACCGGCCTCGTACACGAGCGCGGTCCAGAGCACGAGCAGGAACGCGGCGAGCGTGGGCGCCCCGAGCACCACCCACGTGATGGCCGGCAACAGCAACACGAACAGGCAAGCCAAGACGAAGCACGCGACGAAGTGCTGGAGCGTCGCGGCGCTGCGCCAGTCGTGGTCCGGGTCGAGCAGGTCGCGGAGCTTGGTCATGGCACCTCCGATGGGCCGATGTCACCGATCCAAAGAATCTCGAGGGTGGCTTCGTCGACGTGCGCCATGCGCTCCATCAGCTGGTGGAACGCGGCCTGGCTGGCCACGACGGCGTCCTTCAGGCGGTTCATCTCGCCGGTGTCCTCGTCGCGCACCACCCGCACCTTGCCGCGGCGCAGGCCCACGCCGATGCACCCCTCCAGGTCCTCCTCGGTGTTGGCCGGGTGGATGAGGATGCGGCTCCGGCCCTTGACGCCCATCACCTCGAACGTCTCGTAGCCGTGCTTCAGGTAGACGGTGCGGTGGAGTGTGTACACGCCAGCCGGGATGCAGCTGATGCGCGGGAGGTTGTCGCGCCAGTCATCCTCGACGGTGAACAGCTGGAGGTCGCCCGGAGGCGGCTGCCCCGCGACGATGCCCTCGCCGTCCTCGAGCAGGCGCAGCTCCCCGAACACGCCGTCGAGCAGTCGCTCCTTGCGCAGCAGGATCAGTCTCATGGCCTCTCCTTGATGCGAGCCACCGTCAGGACCTTCGCCGCCGTGCGGGTGATGATGCCGCCCGACTCCTCGGCCGCCCGCATCGCGTCCCCCGACAGCAGGTGCCCGCCGGCCAGCAGGAAGTACGCCCCCGGCAACCCGGGGAGCAGGGCGAACACCATCGACCCGATGCTCGGGGCGCCCTTCGTGATCGCCATGGTGTAGATGACGAACCCGAACGCCATCGCGATGAACAGACCGCCAGCCAACAGAAACAGCACGCCGCGGCGCGTGTTCTGGATCTTCTCGACCGCCCGCTCCGGCGGGACGCCGCGCTGCGTCAGGCCGTGGAACGCGCCCGTGTCCTCTGGTCGTTTCATGCGCTGGCTCCTCGCGGTAAGTAGCGTTCGAGCTCCCGGATGCGGTCGTCGAGCCGGTGCCGTTCGTCCGCGGCGACCCGCGCCAACTCGTCCACGCGGCCCATGATGCGCGCTTCCGCGCGCTGCAGCGCCACGTCGAGCATGTCGTACGTCTCCCCGAGCGCGGCTGTGAACTTGTTGGCCGCCTCGTGGCGCAGCGCGCTTTCCTCTTTGGGAATCGAGCCGACCCGCTTGATCAGGTAGGCCTGCGTGCCCAGCACGGCCGTGCTCAGGATCACGCCCACCGCCAGCTCGACGTTCGGCGCGGCGGCCGCCTGAAGAATAAGCGACAGCGCGGCCGCTGGGACCCCGATCGCCGCCGCCACCTGCAGTCCGGTCACTGGAGCCCCGCCTTGAGCTGTCGCCGTACGCTGGCCACGGCCGCGTCGAGCACGTCGGCCCGGGTCTTGAGGCCACCCTGCTGCGCCACCGCCAGCAGCGCCTCGCGGATGGCGGCTGGGCTGCGGCCCTGGAACCGCGGGTCTTGCTGCGCCTGCGCCACGGCCGCGTCCAGCTGCTGATCCACTTGCACTGCGGCGGCGTAGTCGCCGCTCTGGAGTGTGGCTTCCAGTGCGGCGCGCGTCACCGCGCCGTAGAGTCGCTGGCGCTGCTCGTAGGCGATGGCGCCTTCCCCGTGGCGCTTCGGCAGTCGCGGCACGGCGTAGCCGGCGTCGGCCAGGGCGCCCACCACGGGGTCCGACTGCCGCAGGTCGGGGCTGGCCGTCGTCGGGCTGAACATCGCGTTCAGGATGCCGCGGCTGGACACGCGCTGCCCGAAGGCGTCGCGCTTGGCGGGGAGCGCCTTGCGCACCCCGGGGATCCGCTCGGCGACCGCCCCCGCCACCCCACTGAACGGTCCGGCGGCTTCTAGCTCCGGCACGCGCCCCACGTCAGTCCCGCGCGCCACGGCGCCCACTGCGGCCGGCACCACACTCGCGGCCAGCCCCTGCGCGAACCGGCTAGCTTCCCGCTCGGGCTCCTGGATGGCGGCCAGCGCCTGGCTCGCGCCGGTGACGAACGGCTGATCCGCCACGGTGCGCAGCGCCGAGAAGCCCACCTCGGCCGCGCGGCCAGCCAGGTCGGGCGTCTTGGGCTCCTCCACGGCACGCCGCAGGTTCGCCCCCAGCGCCAGCAGGTTGCCCACCGGGGAGAGGCGCCCGATCTCCAGCCAGTTCTTGCCTACCAGCAGCGCGTTGGGGCGCTTGCCTTCCTGCAGCCACTGCTGCCGCTCGCGGCTGCCCGTGGTCGGCACCGCGCCCGTCATCAGGCCGTAGTGCGCCAACATGTAGCCCAGGTACACGAGGCCCGACCCGGTGGCCCCGCGGCCCAGCTCCTCGGCCGCGATCCGCTGCAACGCGGGCGGTGCGTCCTTGCCCTTCAGGCCGACGCGCACGGCATCGACGATGCCCTTCCCCAGTCCCAGCGGCGAGTACTCCAGCACGCGCGTCGCCACGGCGCCCGGGGTCTTCTGGAACGGCACGATGAACTGCCCACCGGGCACTTCCTTCGCGAAGCTGGCGGCCGCGCGGCCCAGCCGCGTGACGTCGTGGAAGGTGGCGATGTTGGCGTCCTTGACGGCCTGCGCCGTAATCACGTCGGCCAAGGGACCCTCGCCCCGCTGAATCCCGGCCACGTACTCGCGCAGCTGCACGCCGCGCATCCCCATGCGCTTGCCCGCGAGGTTGGCCTGTTCGGCGAGCGAGCGCTGCAGCGCGAGGCTGACGAAGACCTGGTCCGAGGCGCCGAGCATCCGGTAGACCCACCGCTGGTACCCGTCGAGCAAGGCGTTGGCGCTCTTGGGCAGCCCGGGTAGGTCGATCACCGTCTCCCGCGGCAGCGTGCCGCGCTCCAGCTGGGTGCCCGCCAACCGCCCCTTCAACACCTCGTGCGCCTCCCGCAGACCGATGCTGATCCCTCGGGCTGACGCGCCGGGCAGGAAGCGGTTGAGCCCACCCTTGGTCCGCTGCTGCGTCCGGAGGGACAGCAGCCAGTCGAACCCGGCCGACACGGGGTCCTTCGCCGTCTCCAGCGCGGCCATCGCCGTGTTGCCCGTGATGTTGACCACGTGCGTCTTGGGGTTGGTGAGCAGGCCCGCCTTCCAGAGCGTGGTTAGCTGCTCCCCGACGGTCGACGTGCGCAGGCGGCTGACCGTCTGCACCAGCCCGGCGCGATCCCGCTCCTCCACCAGCCGCCGGATGGTCGACAGCTCCTCGGCGGTCAGGTCCCGTCCCGCCAGCGCCCGGGCCTTGGCCCACCACACGGCCGGGTCCAGGCTGCGCTTCGCCACGATCTTGAGCGCGTTCAGCTCCCGGCCCGCTGCCCTCCGCGCCCGGATGAACTCGCTCAACAGGTTCGAGTTCTGCACGTCCAGCGCCGTGAGCTGGCGCGTCACTTCGGTGCGGCGCTCAGCGCTGAGGGTGGTCGGTTCGGCCAGCTCGTGCGCCAGCTGCTCGCTGCGGGCGATGTTGGCGCTGACCACGTTACGTATGGCCAGCAGCTTCGCGCCGCTGATCCGCCGGTTCACCTGCTGGTCCGGCGCGTTCAGGTCCAGTCCCAGGTCATCGGCGGCACGGCGCACCTCCGCGTGGGTCACCACCGTCTTGGGGTGCAGGCCGGTCTGCGTAACGAGGCGCTCCACTTCCGCGTCGAGCCGCACGTGGCCCGTCGGGTCGAGGTCGAACTTGGCGGGGTTGACGTAGTCCGCCGGACGGACGGGCGGTTCCACGGGCAACCCGCCAGGCTGCGCCGCTGGCGCGCCCGCCGCCGGCTCGTTAGGCACCAGCCGCAGCTGGCGTTCCGGTTCGCGGGGCACTTCCGGAGGCCGCTCCTCTACGGGCATCACCGCAGCCGCCCCGCGCTCCGCTCCTGGGACTGCAGTCGCCCGCCGGTCCCGCAGCGCCTGACTGATGCGGCGCCCGCCGACGGCGCCCACAGCGGCGCCCGCGAGACCGAGCGCGATGCGCTCCTTGGTGTCCTTCCCCTGCGACGCGCCTACCCCGGCGCCGATGGCCCCACCTAGCACCTCTGGCGGCAGCTTCTTGAGGAGCGTCGGGTCGAGCCCGCTGTACAGGTACGTCCCCTCGCCGCTCTGCACCTTCGCTTTGAGCTCCGGCGTGATGGCGATAGAGTGGACGGTCGCGCCCGTCGTGGGTCCGGGCGCGCGGAGACGCGCCGTCACCGCTTCGCGCAGCCGGATGTTCGGGATACCTTCGCGGACGACCTGCATCCCGAAGTCGGCCTCTCCGGCTTGCCCCACTAGGCTGGCCACGTCAGCGGCGGCGTCCGCGACGTCGTGGTCGCCCGCTGCCTCGGCTTCCTGGCTCACGCGCTCCAAGTCCTCGACGGTGAACCGTCCACCGCGTGGTCGCGCTCGGCCAGCCAGCGGCGTGTCCTCCACCTTCACGTCCTTGACGCCGAGCTTCTTGAGGTAGTCGGTCACGACCCGCGGCACGATCTCGTCGTAGAAGGTGCGCATCCCCTGCGCCCCGATGACGAGGTCCGTGCCTTCGACAGTGCGCCAGTTGACCGCCTGCCCGTCCGTCAACTCCCGGTCCAGCCAGTAGCTCTGGATGCTGGTGCTGGTGTAGTTGTCCAGCTTCGACGCCTCGATGGCATCGCCCGCCTCGTACAGCCGGTCGGCGAGGTCACGCAGCCGGCGTTCCAGGTTGCCCAGGTTGTGCGTGCGGCGGTCGCGCTCGACGGCAGTCGCGAGGTTGGCGACGTCCTGCGGGCCGAGCTCGTCCGGGTACAGCCGAGCCCGGATTCCCGGCGTCGCCGCCTGCGCCTTCAGCTGGTCGGCAATCTGACGCCCCACCACGCCCGACAGTTCGTCGGGGGTGACGTCGTCCCCGTACGACTCCCACCGCTCGGCGCCTTGCCGCCGGAACTCCAGCACGTTGCCTTCCGGGTCCCACCGCACGCCGCTCAACCCCCGCTGCAGCTGCTGGCTCCAGCGCTCCGCCTGCTGCACCCCCGTGGTCCAGGCCAGCCGGTCGCTCCCGGTGTGCACCGCTTCGGCCAGCGCACGGCGCACCGCCAGTCCCACCCAGTCCTCCGTGCGGCTGAAGGGGAGGCGGGGCACGCCACTAGCGCCTTCGAGTCCGCCGTCGATGGCACGCTGCGCCACTTCCGGGGTCGAGTAATACGTCGGGCGCAGCTGCCCAGTGCGCTTTTCGCGCACGCGCGACTTCGTGGGGTCGTGTGGGTCGGGCACCACCTCGAAGTCCTGCGGGTCGCCGCGATACCCCTTCTCACGCCCCTGCTCGTGCACGTCGGACTGAATCTCCTCGAGGAAGGTGACCTTCTTCCCGTCGGGTGTGGTCCGGTCGGTCAGCCGGATGTGCGCCACCGGGTTCTCCACCCCTGGCCAGTGGGAGGAGGTGAAGCTGGGGCGACCGAGCTCGGCCCCGCGCGTCAGGTCGTTCGCGTCGGCCCAGAACAGGCGGCCATGCTCGTCACGTAGAGCGACGTCGAGTCGGTTGGGCCGCTGGTTGACCGTGACAACCTGCCCCACGACACTGTTCGAGGCCAGCGTGCCAGGCCGGGACGCCACGCGCTCGCCAACCTTAATGGGGCCCAGTGGAGGTGGATTCTGTGGCGTCGTCAGCACCACTTCGCGGTAGTTGGTCCCGCCGGGGAGCTGGTGCTTGGCGTAGCGGGGCGGTGTGGGGCGCTCCTCCGCTAGCGGCAGCAGGCGCGAGTGGTGAACGCGCACCGTGGCGGGTGCGTGGTCGCCTTGGCGCGGTGTGCTGACGACCGCTGTACCGTCTTCCCGCTGTTCGGTGATGACACCGACGCGGCCGCTGGGGGTCAGAACCTTGTCCCCCAACCCGTAGGTCCGCGTCTTGGGTTCGCCGTACAGCACTTCGTGCACCGGGGTCGGCTGTCCCGCCGCCAGCACGGCGTCACGGTCCAGCACCTGGCCCTTGCGCTCGTCCAGGAACGCGCCCAGCCCCGTGTCTTTCAGCTCGGCCTGATTGACGCCCTTCGCCAGGTGGGCGCGCCACTGCTCGGCCGTCCCGCGCGCGAACGGGGCCGTCTCAATCGCGGTGCGCATCCGACTGCGGAAGCCCGACACGTCGGGCGCCAGCGGCGCGGGGCGCTCCTCGTGCGGGACGATGGGGCCCGACGCCAACCGGCCACCCCGCCGGCGCCGCAGCGACTCCACGATCCCACTGCCGATGGTGGCTCCGGCCAGCGCGCCGATGGCCTTCTCCTCAGGCGTGTCGCCCTGTGCGTAGCCTGCCGCAGCGCCGGCACCCCCCGCCAGCAAGTTGGCGCGTCCTCCGCCCAGGATGGGACCGCTGCCGAGGACGCCCGGGTCGCCGCGCTTGGGCAGCTGCGCCTGGCGCTCCGCTTCGGTCCCGCCCAACACCTCAGGGGCACCGGCGGGTAGGCGCGGCTCCGGTGCTGGGGTGCGTGGCGCCTCGGGCGGGAACAGGCTGGACGGTGGCCGGCGGCGGGCTTCCGCCACGCGCGCGCTGTACTCCTGCGGGCTGAGCAGCAGCTCCCGGTCCTGAGGCGACTGGGCCACCAGCTCCGCGTCGGTCAGGGACCGCAGGCGATCCGGTCCCTCGGTGGGCAGTGGCGGCTGGAACGGTTCCCCGCGCTCGCGCGCGGCGCGCTCGGCCCGGATGTTCTCGAGGCGCTCCGCGTAGCCAGCTTCCTTGAGGCGGCCCGCGCGGGCACCGACTCGGCCCAGCCCACCTGCGGCCATCAGGGCGAGGTTGACGGGGGTGGGTTCGAGCGCCAACGCCGCAGAGAGCACCCCGCTCTCGAGCGCTTCGCCCAGTGGGGCGCGATTCGCGAGGGCGTCGACGGTAGTCTGCGCCCCGCTGCCGAGCGAGAGGGTCGCCGCCGTGTGCCCGACCCCACCGATCGCTTCGCGGACAGCGCCCGGCACGCCGCGCGCCGCCAACCGCGAGACCAGCGCCTTCGTCACCGGTCCCGTGGCCACCGAGGCCGCTTCGAACGGCCCGATGGACCCGGCCAGCGTCCCAATCGTTGCCTCGGCAGGCGAGGTGGGGTCCAGTCCCGCCGCCTTGAGCTCGTCTAGGCCGCGAGCCCCACGCCCGTAGGGCGTCTCCGTACCGGGGGCGGCGAGCTGGATGGCGGCTTCGACGGGGGCTCCGGCGGTGCGGGTGGCTTGGACGAGCGCTCGACCTGTTGCGCCGGCGTGCGCCATCCGGGTGGCTGACTGCATCAGCGCGTCGGTCTCGACAGCATGCGCCTGTTCGGCGCTGTAGCTCAGCGGCTCGAGAGCGCGCGCGGGACTGCCGGCCCGGGCGAGGCGACGCTCCGCTTCGTCCGGCGGCAGGGGCGCGGCCGGCAGTACGTCGGCCCGCTGCGCCATCAGCGCCTCCGCGCGTCGGCGTTGCCGCTCGCGGTACGCTTCGAGAATGGAGCGGATCGCCCCCGGGGGAATCTGCCGCGCCGCGCGTGCGGCGGCGGCGCTGGGGAGTTGTGGCTCGTCGGCCACGGGTCAGTCCTGCGGGAGCCGCTGGGCGGCCCCCGACAACAACCCCTGGACGTCGAGCTTGGGACCCGCCTGTGGACGCAGTTCGAGGCCGAGCGCGCTGGTGGCCACCGCGCCCGCCGTAGAGGGGTCGAGCGTCGGGAAGCGGGCGCGCACCGCCCCGGCGAGGTTCGTGACCGTCCACTTCGACCCGCCGCCAGCCACCCCCACCAGATAGGTGGCGTAGTCGTCCGCCTTGCGGCGCAGGTCCGCGTCGCCCTCGCGGCGACTGACGCGCTGCTCGCTGGGCGAGGGCGTCCGCGCCCGCTTGGTCGCGAGCCGGGTCGAGTAGATCCCCAGCGCGGCCGACGGGCTGAGGCCCGGGGGGATGTCGCGTCCTTCGTCCTGCCCGTGCAGGAAGGTGTCGAGGGCGGCGTCCTGCGACTGCCCGCGTTGCGCGGCGGCCAGGGCGATGGCGAGGCGCAGGTCCTCGTTCTGGTGCGAGCGGTCGCGCTCCTGTTGCTGGAGCCGGAACTGCGTGCCTACGAGGCGACCACGCGCCAGCCCACCCGCGGCACGGGCGCCCGCGACGGCCAAGTTGCCGAGACTGATGCGCGCCATCAGTAGTTGGGGTCCTCACCCGGTTGAAGTGGGACGAGCACGCCGTTCTGCCACTTGAAGCCCTTGGGCGCTGCCGGTGCGCCAGGAGCTGGAGCACCTGTCGGGGCGGGTGCGGCCGCCGTCGCGCCGGGCCGCTGCCCGTACTGCTTGAGCGACTCCTGGAGCGCCAAGTCCGACAGGGTGTTCCCTGCGGCTTCCTGTTCGCCCTGCGCCAGCTGGGACTGGAGTCCCGCGCCTTGCAGCCCGAGCTCGGCCGTCGAGTAGTTCCGCCCGTACTCGCCTTGGGTGATGGCCTCCTCTAGCGCCCGCTGCCGGATCTGGTTCTCCATCGCTTGCTGGGCGGTGTCGGCTTGGTAGCCACGTTCACCGCGCACCTCGGCCCGCTGTCCCGCTTCCTGTCCGTACTGCTGCCCTTCGAGTCCCGAGAGAGAGGAGAGATTGGCGCGGTTCTCTCCACCCTGCGCGAAGGCCAGCTCGGACGCCAGCTGCCGGCGCGCGTCCGACAGGGCGCGCTCGCGCGTGGTGGTCACGTCGCCCAGCTCGGACGTCGTCATGCCAGCCCCGAGGCGCCCCAGCGCGGCCGCCTTCTGGCCCACCTGTTGCAGGGCCCGCTCGAACCCCGGCTGGCTCTGCTCCTCGAGGAGGCGCAGCTTCTCCTGCGCGGCGGCGGTCAGGTCAGGCCCGTTCGCGAGCTTTCCGGCCGCCGTGTCGACTCCGCTCTGGAGCTGCCGCAGCCGTGCCGTGGCCAGCGGGTTGATCTGTTCGAAGCGCAGGTCGTTCCCCGGACCGAAGTCCGTCACGAAGTCGCCGGGGGCAGCGGGCTTCGGGGCGGTGCCGCCCTGTGGATTGAGGTCTGGCGGCCGACTGGCCCCGATGTCGGGGGTCCCGGGCGCAGGCCGGGCAGCCGGTTGGTCCACTGCGCCGACGACGTCGGGCAGGGGAACCGCTTGCGGCTTGGGCAACCCTGGCAAAGGCGGAGGGGTCGCCGCTACCGGTGTGCTGTCGAGGCTCGCGAGCCGATTCGTCTTCTCCTCGAGCGGTGACAGCTGCGTCGTCTTCGCCACTGGCGCCACCGAGGGCTCTGGCGTGGGAAGCGTCGGCACCGGGGGTGGCGCGGTCGCTTCTGGCGGCACCACTGGCTCAGGCGTCGGCAGGCTCGGCAGCGCGGGCGGCTTCGGGAGCGTGAGTTGCGTCGCCGCCGGAGCGGTGGACGGGGCTGGCGCCGTCGTCGCGACGGGTGCGGACGGGGCCGATGGAGCGGGCGCCGTTGGGGCTGGAGCGGTGGGCGCCGGTGGCGGTGGCGCTCCTGGAGCCGCCACTAGGCCCGCCAGCGTCGTCGTGGTGGGCTTCGGAGCGGTGGGCGCGACCGCGGTGGTGGTCGTCGTCCGCGGCTTGAGCGGGTCGAGCGTCGCGTCGGTGGCGAGCATCAGGCCACTCCCGCTAGCGCCCTACGCGCCGCCCCCGGAGCCCCTAGCATGGTGGTGGGCGGCTGGGCCGCGTAGGGGTTGTTCGGGTCGTTGAAGATCTGCGACAGGTCCACGCGCCGGCTCGGCGTGAACGCGGGCAGGTTCCCGGTCGCCCGATCGATCAGCGAGTCGGCCTGACTGGCGCGCTTCGCTCCCTGGATGGCGCTCGCCCCCGCAAGCCCGATCTGCGCCGCCTTTAGGGGGTCCTTCGCGACGGCCTTGCCGATGCCCGTGGCACCTGCGGCCTTGACCGCGCTCTTGGCCCGGCCCAGCACCCCGCTCACGCCCTTGTACCCTTTGCCGCCCAGCAGCGCCGAGCCCGCGCCCGTCAGGGCTCCCTGCGTCAGCGACTGCCCCCAACTCTTGCCGGAGAGCTTCCCAGCGGCGGCCGAGGCCACGCCCGCAGCCAGCGGCCCCACGCCCGGGATCAGGGGTAGGACGAACGGCGCCGCCTTCAGGGCCACCTTCGCTACGCCGCCGAATGGGCCCGAGAACTTGCCCTTCGTGCTCTGGTTGATGAGCCGCGTGGCGAAGGCGTCGTGCGTGGCGGGGTTTTCGTAGGCCGCCTTCTGCGCCGGGCTCCAGCCTTGCGCGCCCGCGTTGTACTCGGCGGTGAGCTGCTGGAGGGCGACGCGCTGGTCGCCTCCCGCCTTCGCCAGTCGAGACGCCGAGGGACCGCTCATGGAGACTCCTTGCCGTTCGGGGTCGTGTACACGAACCACCACTTGCCGTTGTCCTTCACGATCTGCTGCGGCGCCACCGCCTTGAGCCTCACTCCGGCGCCCGCGAACACCGTCGACAGGATCAGGTTGAGCCGCTCCTGGGCGACGTTCACGTCCTGCTGCGCTGTGGCCACCAGGTCGCGCGTCTGCTGGCTCACTGGGAACCGCCGCTCTTTCACCACCTTGCTCATCCTACGCTCCGATCAGGCCGTGCGTGGTCAGGTCGTCGAGCAGCGCGCCGACGCGCTCCGCGAGCTGTTGGAGCGTGATTGTGCTCGTGTCATACGCGGCGGCTCGGTTCTTGGTCCCCGTCATCGCGTTAGTATAGCCCGTCTTGCGCGTGCCCACGACTTTGGTGCTCCCGACCCGGTAGCCACCAGTGGCCCCGCCGCTGACGTTGATGTCCCGTGCCGACGTGCCCGAGTACACAAGGTCGTTGTTCGAGTCCACCGACAACGATACGTCGCCGCTGTTGGCCGCGTTGCGCCACTTGACGCCTTCGAGGTTCGCCAGTGCGACCGTGCCCGAGGAGGCAGGGTTGGCACCAGCCGACTGGAAGGTCGTGGCCGTGAGGGTGGTGATGCCACCCACCGTCGACCGGAACGTTGCGGCGCCGGCGTCAGTGATGAGGAGGTTGTCCGCGCTGTCCGCGTTGTTGCGCCAGCTCAGGCTCGTGCTCCCGGGGACAATCTTCGCGGCCGCCGCCGACAAGTACACGACGCCATTCGACCGCACGTCGCCCCACCGGGCACTCGCGGTGCCGAGCGTCTTGCCGCCATCGGTGGCCGGGGTGAACTCCGTGTCGGTAAAGATGTACTGGTCGCTGGCGTGGTACAGCCGATAGCTGGCGGTGGTCGGGGCATACAGCTCCCACGGATTGCCGCCCCCACTGCGCGCGTCCAGTACCACCTCGGCCGACGACCCGGTCACGCGCAGGCCGCCAGTTGGATTGATGGACATGACGGTTGCACTGTCGGCGCTGGTGCGGAACGACAGCACGGTGGCGCCGAGTAGGATCTTGGCGCTCGCGGCTGTGAAGGTGAGGCGACCGTCGAGCGTGAGGTCGCCTGATACGTGCGCCGCGCCGCCCACTCGCAGCGCCTGCGTGCCGCCCGGGTCCACGCCGACAATCAGCGGTCCCGGGTTCACAGTGACCGTGCCCGTGAGCGTGAGGTCGTCGTCGGCGTAGAGGACGGGCCCGTTCAGCACCTGGTCCAGGCGGCGGAGCGAGACGCCCACGCCGTTCAGGTCCACCGCCCCGTTCGCGTGCCACCGAGTTTTCTGGGCGGTCACGTGGTCGCGTCCACGAAACCCGCCGTCACCGCTTCGTACGCGCCGTCCACGTGGATGGACTCTACCTGGAGAAATGCCGTCGTAGCGGCACCCGCGAGACCCGAGAATTGCAATCCGAAGTACCCGCCGCGCCGGAGCGATTGGAGGCCCCACGCCGCGTGTCGGAAGCCCGCTCGGTTCAGGAAGCCCGGCACGCCGACGCTCTGGGCGGCGCCGATCGCAGTGAGATGGGCGGCGTCTGGCGACCACTCGGTGCTCACGTGCGACACGGACCGCAATTCGACGGGCGTAACGCTCACACTCGTGGCAGGGTTCGTCGCCGTCTGGCCGAAGCTCACGGTCAGGTCCAGTTCCATGAGGCGCGTCATGACCCGAGCCGCCGACTGGTCACCGAACGGCACGAGCACGAACCACGGGATGTCGGTGCCGTTCGCGACCGACCAGTTGCCCTCTAGGGCTTGGAGTTTGTACACCGCAGAACCCAATCCGTTGAGTCCTGCGCTCGCGACGTACTGGATCATCTTGAGCTGTCCAGTGTCGTCACGTAGGGAGACGGTCTCTTTGGGGTAGGTCGTGATCGGGCTCGGCAGACCGAGCCGTCCGAGACACCGACCAGTGCGGTAGCTGAACACGTACTGCATGTCGCAGCTCGTGCCTCCGGCCCGCGCGAACCCCACTAGCACCCCGTGGTACATCGGGCACGGGTCGACCGACACGGCGCTCGTACTGGGGGGGAGGTACGCGTCGATGTCGGCCGCGATGTCGGTCCAGATGGGTTCAGCACCGCGACCGCCCACTGGCACCCGGAAGGGGCGCTTCGTTGGGCTGACCCACCAGAGATAGCCCTCGTAGTAGCAGGCCCCGCGGGGGGAGATGGTCCCAGACGCTTGGCTCACGCTGTCGGTGACGCCCGCCGCCGCGAAGTCTGGCGTAACCGCTCCGGTGATCTTCCCCACAGAGTCCCGCCGCCAGTAGTACAGGGCTTCGTTGGTCGCCACCAACGCGTACATCGACCCCTGCCCACTCTGCGTCAGCGTCCACGCGTTGTTGAAGCCGCCCGCCTCGTAGCCGGTGTTGGCTTGATTCTCCTCGCTCCACACCAGCGTGGAGCGGTCGGCGTCGGCCGCGGCGACGTTCTTGATGAAGAACAGCTTGCCGTAGTACACGACGGGACGACCGAACACCTTACTCGGGGCGTTGGTCAGCGACGCCAGCCCGCCCGCTCCTGCCGTGCCGTCCCACGTGAACGGCCGATTGGTCCCGTCGTGCAGGACGAGCAGCGCTCCGAACTGGACGCCGTACACCTCAGCGGTGGTGCTGAACGTGATGCCCGCGGTGGCGAAATTGGCTTGAGTGACCGACAGCGTGCCGTCCAGGTACACCGCGCCGTCGATCACGACGACGTAGTGCGGCGTCGCGCCAGGCGTAAACACCACAAGGGCTTGGATCTTGCTGGCGCTCGTCGTCCCGGAGAGCAGTGCCGTTTGTGGGTGCACCTGTTGCCGTAGCGGACCGCCGTTCTCGGCGTCAGCAATGATCAACCCGTGCGCGTAGTACACCTCGTCGGGTTTCGGGGGCGCGCTGTCGCGGCTACAGCGCATCGCGCGGAATTGCTGATAGTTGAGGTTGAGCGGCACCACACCCTTCCCCCGGGGGCTCATCCGCTCGAGTACCCGGCGCCGTCGTCGATGAAGCGCCACCAGTCGTCGGCGGTGAGACTGGGGATGGCCTCCGCCCCCATGAGGAAGGCTTGGTACTTGAGCGCGCCCAGAATCCCGACCTCGCCGTGCTCCGGGTCCCCGTACCACAGCCGGTTCCACTCGGCCTCGTAGGGCGCGGGGTCCCGCAGGCCGCCGCGTGTCGCCCACAGGATGCAGGTGCGCGGGATGAGCAGTTGCCGCGCGTGCGTTGGCAACAGGGTCGGCTCCGTCGCCGCGGCAATGGCACCCGGCGTCTTCACGTAGCGCGCCCACGGGCCGTTGGAGAACTGCTTGGTCTTCTGCCCCGGGAAGTGGATCTCGTTTCCCGCCATCACGAAATCCGACCCCGGGTCCCACTCGGGCCCGGGGATGAGCAGCCGACCCGTCGGGGACTGGCGGATCTCGTACTGCCCGAGCGGCTCGGCACTGAAGTCGTACGTGAGGCCCGCGTCGGCCGTGGTGAGCTTCTCGTGGACGTACATGACGCTGGGCACGTGGGTCGCCAGCTCCCGCACCACGGCGAGTTGCGCCTCCGTGAGGAGCGCGTACCACATGGCGTCGGCGTCGGCGTCGGTCGGACCCTTGTCCTCGTCGGTCGCGGGCCGGGCCGCCATGCGCTTGACGCGCGCCAGCAGGTCAGCGCTATCGAACAGCGCCACCTAGCACGCCACGGGCTGGAACATGACGTCGACCGTCCCACCCGACAGCACCGACAAGCGGGCGCGGAACGCCAGTCCCTGCAGCCCGAAGCCGAGCACGCCAGGACTGGCCAGCCAGATGCCGTCGGCCGTGGCGCTGGTGACGGTCGCGCCACCCGCAATCGGCTCGACCGGGCAGGCGACCCAGTCGGTCTTGTTGACGCTGGCCTCGAACACGACGGTGCCCGTGAACGCCACGCCCTTCAGCTGCACGGAGACGCCCTGGTTCTCCGTGTCGTCCTGGAAGCGGAGCTCGTCGTTGACGGCCCGTAGGGTCTGGATCTGCACGCGGCTACGCCTCCGCCGGCTTGGCCGACCGCTTCGTCTTGGGGGCGGGCTCGTCCGTTAGGACGGTCGAGCCGCGTGCGTCGGGCGCGAGGCCGAGTAGTTCCCGGTCGCCCGCGGCCGCGCGCTCCACTTCGTCCACCCGGCGCGGCGGCTTGCCGATGATCCGCATCATCTCCGGGGTCGGCGCCTTGGCCGGATTGAATCGCTCGCCGTAGAGCTGCCGGCCCACGTCGGTCTTGAGGACGTCGTACTCGACGGCGGCCTGGTTCAAGTCGCCGATCCAGCGCGCGTAGTCGATGGTCAGGAGGCGCGGGTTCTCCGGGTCGAGCGCCAGGTACTGGGGCGGCGTCCCCAGCGGGTCCGTGAAGCAGGCGTCGATCCCGCCGCAGGGCTGGCCCGTCGACTTCTCGACCGAGACGAGCCACTTGCGGCCCCACTGGTCGATCACGTTGTAGTTGCGCCGCATCTTGGGTTGCGTGTTGCTGTTCGGGTCCAGCATGGTCACTCCTCCGTGTGGGCGGTGCTGCGGATGAACAACTCCTCAGACGCCGCCAGTTGATCGTCGGTCACTTCGGGGCCCGTGGGGAGGTCGAGGCCCTTGATCTCGGAATCGGACTCGGCCAGTGCGCCGCGCACCTGCGGCTTGAGCCAGTCGAGCAGCGCGCGCCGGAAGTCCTGCTCGCTGCGCACACGCGCCACCCGGTGCGCCGCGTCGGCATCGGCGCCGGGTGACACGATGGTGAGGCTCTGGTCGTGCAGCTCGCGCTGTACGCGCAGCGCCCACGCCGTCGCATCGCTCCACTCGGCGTAGGGCAGGTCGCCGGGGCGGGGTGGTTCGGCGGGGAGGCCGTGCAGCTTGAGGAGCATCTGTTCGGGGGGCGAGAAGGTCCACTTGTGCCCGCCGCGATCGCCCTGAATGATCCAGAACGGACGCGCCAGGCACCCCCACACGCGCCACAGGTCCCACTGCTCCTGCGTGACTTCGGCCTCGGAGTAGAGGAACTGGCCGGTGGGGCCGAAGCGCCGGAAGCTGCGCGGGGGCGGCCCCTCCAGCGCCTCGCGTACGGGGGCGAACTGCTGCGCGTAGCGGGGCGTCCGGCAGAGCCAGGCCGGGGGCAGCATCTCCCACACGGACCAGCGCTGCACTTCCTGCCACGGCTCCCCCGCCCACCAGTAGAGCAGCAGCCAGGAGAACCGCTCCGACCGCGGGGCAATGCGGGCGAGCGCCTCGACCCACGGGACGGGCGGATCGCGGTGCTGGATCATCGGCTCAGCCTCGCGTAGCGGCCATGGCGTAGTTTGCGCTTCGCCTTGCCCATCACGGTACTGGCGAACTCGTGCAACGTTTGACGCGGCAGCCGGGCCAGCCCTCGATTCTTGGCGTGGAGCTGGTCCGGATGGTGCTCCGCGATGGCGAACAGCCGTCGCTGCTTTTCGGATACCGCCGGCACGGGCTTTACCCGCCGATGCCGCCCGAAATGTACGCCGACCCTTCCTGGATGTCGAGCTCGATGCCCGACTCGCCCGCCGCCACCGAGCCGGCCGTGGCGACCGTGTACACCGCGACGATCAGGTCGCCCTCGGCGAAGTCCGCCGAGCCGTCGGTGTTGACCACGAGCGCGGCCCCGGCCAACGCGGCGAGCGCGTCGATGTCGAGGTTGGCCGTCATGTCCACCGCCCGGGTGGCGTTGCGGATCTTGAGGACCTTGTCGCCGTCCGTGTCGAGCTCTTGAGAGAACGAGCCCTTGGTGAGTCGGCCCGGCTTCGTCGCGCGGAACAGCGGCACCGTCCGGGTCGCCGTCGTGTCCAGGTCGACGTTGAAGTTGCGAATCATGTGACCGCTCCCTCGGTGAAAGAGGACCCCGCGCCCTACCGCGGCGAGGCGTCCGGATAGTTGGCATCGAGCCCGACGGTGAACTCCCCCGGGCCGAGCGTGCCGGTGCCGAACGTCAGCACCACCACCAGCAGGTCGCCCTTGAGGAAGTCGGCGGAGCTGTCGGTGTTGACGGCGAACTCGGTCCCGTACAGGGCGCCCTTGCCGTTGATGTCCAGCGCGGCGCTCATCATGACGGCCTGCGTCGCATTGCGCAGCTGCGCCGTCACGCTGGCGCCGGCCGTCGCGAGCTCTTGCGCGTAGGTGGCCCACAGCAGCCGCCCCGAGCGCAACGCGCGCATCAGCGGCTTGGTCACCGTGGTGGTGCCGGTGTAGCTCAGGTTGCATGGTAAGACGGGCATCGACCACTCCTTCGAGCGGAGGAGGGGCAGGTCACCCTGCCCACTCCGCTCCGCGTGAAGGCTATTGGCGCGTCAACCCGCTGAACACCGCCGTGTTGCCGCGGTTCAGCCAGACGAGCGCGCACGGGTAGTCGATGGCGAAGATGAACCCGCTCTGGTCGATCAGCGGCTTCGCATCGTCCCAGCTCGGCGTGCCGGGCTTGGGCAGCAGCACCAACTTCTGCACCGACTTCTTGACGAAGTGGAAGGCGTAGCCTTCCGGCACGAAGCGCGTGCTGGTGAACTTGATGCCCTTCGCCTTGGGCGAGCCGTCGAGGCTCATGCCGTAGGGGTCGGAGAAGCGCACCGCCGCCTGCAAGTAGGCGGTCACGTCCCGCTCGACGCCCTGATCCCAGAGCACGTTGTTCAGGTCGCCGCCGCCCTTGTTGGCGATGAACTGACGTGCTTTCTGCAGCCGCGGGCCGGTGTAGCGGCCACCCGTCGCGTCGGACAGGGCCACGTTCCACTTGTCGAAGCTGGACGAGCTGACGCCGTGGACGCTGGTGGAGCTGGTCGCGTCCAGGAAGCCGATGAGGCCGTTGTCCCGGTCGGTGCCGCCGGCCAGCGTGGTGTTCTCGAGCGAGTTGGCGAACACGATCAGGTCGTTCGCCGTGGTGCCGGCGATGTCGGCCGCCAGCGTGATGGACGGCGTGGCCGGGGTGACGGCGGTGAGCTTCTGGATGCCGCGCAGCGCCGGGCCGGACGGGTTGAGCACCGCGACGGCGTCACCGACGCGGAACGGGTTGGTGACCGCGAACGGCGCGGTCGTGGAGCCGAGGCCCGCGATGCCGTACGCATCCTTCAGGGTGATGACGGGGTTGGCGTAGGACGCCACCTTCGCCATGGTGGCCGTGGAGAAGCCGTACATGTACTCGGCCAACCGGCGGGCCATGGCCTGCAGCTTCTTCTGGCCTTGGAACAGGAGCTGGCGTTCGAGCATGGCGGCGCGGTTCAGCTGGTCGATCCAGCGGGCGGTCTTCGAGATGGTCCACCGACCGTTGAACAGGATCCAGGTGAGCGTACCGTCCGTCGGGTTGGGTGAACCCGGCCGCGCCTCGTACCCCCCTTCCGGGATGGACGCGATGCCCACGTCGTCCGACAAGTCGAGCGGCACGGTGATCTCGCGCGCGGACCAGTCGACGTCGAACGTCTTGAGCGAGTCCAGCATGTCCCACTCGTCGACCATGAACTGGGCCGCCACCTGCAGCGGGGCCTGGACTTTTCGCCAGACGCCGTTGACGTTGGTCTTGGAGGTGAGGACGTTGTACGTGTCGGTCGCGCCGCGTGTGCCGAGGGCGAACAGCGGCCCCGCGAGCGCACTGAGCAGCGCGCCGACCATCAGGATGAATCGTGTCAGACTACGCATCGGGGCACTCCTCCTTATCGGGTGCTGGGGAACACGGTCTTGCGCCAGTCCCCAGAGTCAATCCAGTCCTGCATCTGCTGCTTGCCTTCCGGCGTGTTCGGGAACTCGGGCATCTTGGCTTCGCCCGCCCCGGGCGCCGGTCCGGTCACCGGCACTGGCGGCGCCACCACCGGTGGCGGCGCACTGATCGCGGCGTTGTGGGCCACGGCGGCTTGCGCCGCGGCCGCGCTGCCCTTCAATAGGCTGGCCTGGTACGCGAACTCATCCGCGATCAGGCCCTCGTTCACGATGTAGAGCTCGCCTTTCGGCCCTCGCCCTAATAGCACTTCACCTTCGGCCAGCCCGCGCGGCCGTTCCGCCGCGGGCACTTCGTAGGCCACCTGGTCCAGGTGCCGCGCCAGGATCCGCTGGTGCAGCTGGGCCGCGTTGACGCCCGGGTGCTGCGCCGCGAGCCGCGTGACTGCGCCCTCGATCGTCTGCGAGATCTTGGGGGCGATCTCGTCGGACAGGCGCTCCTCCTCGGCCGCGTTGAGCCACGCATCCCGCTCGGCCAGCTGGGCCCGCAGGATCGCTTCTTCGGCCTTGGCCTGGAACACGGGGAAGTTTTGCTGGTAGTTGTCCAGCCACGCTGCCACCGCGTCGGGCCCCTTCTCGAGCAGGTCCAGGAGCTGCTTATTGTAGGCCCGGGCCCGGAGCAACTCCGGGTCGTTGACCTTGTTGGCGACCTCCCGCTCCAGCGTCGCGATACGGTCCTGGTACCCCTCCTGCTCCCGACGCCAGGAGCCGCGATGTGCAGCTCCTTCGGCGCCGAGCGTCTCGAGGTGGGGGACCATGCTGGCGGGGATCGTGACGCTGCCATCGGGGTGCCGGACCGAGCCTTCGACGACCACGGTCTGGCCGTCGGCCTGGAACTCCCAGACCGACGGGGCGGCAGCAGCGCTGGTGGGAGGTGTGGGCGCCGTCCCAGCGGGAGCGGGTTCCGCACCAGCACCAGCGGGCGTCGCGGCAGGGGTCGGGGGCTGGGCTGCCGGGGGCGTCGGAGGCTGGGCTGACGCAGGAGCGCCAGGGGCCGCCGGAACTGCCGGGGCAGGGGCCGCCGGGGGCTGCGCCGGAGGAGTGCCTTCGGGCTGCTCCAGGTCCTCGTCCGTCGCGTCCCAGTCGACGATGGGGCCGTCGATCGCGGGGGTCGGTGAGGCTGGAGCCGCAGCGCCAGGTGCAGCAACGTCTGGGTCTAACATATATCTCTCTCCGTTCGAGCGAAAGGGTTCACGTCAATCGATGCGCGCGTCGCATGATGAGCAGCGTTAGGAAGTCGTCCTCGTCGGTGACCACGGGCGGTGCGGGTGGCTCTGGCTCCGCCGTGCGGAACACGGGCATCCAGTCGAGCGGCGGCACCACCGGGGCCAGCGGCGGCAGCTTCGGTCGGCGTTGGCGCTTGGGCTTCGGGGCCGCCGGCGCGGCCTGGGCGGGCGCCGGAACGCTCGCTTGACTGGCGGAGCTGGCGCCAGGTTGCGGCTCTGCCGGTCTCGGCCCCTCAGCCGTAGGCGCAGGTGGCGCCTCCTCCCGTTGGTCTGGCTCCAGCCGTAGCAGCGGGTCGCGGATGACGCCGCGCACACGGATCGCGGGAGCCTTGGGCGACCGCTTGCGAACCTTCCCACCCCCGGGACCCGCTTCGGTCGGCGGTGGGGGGGTCGGGGGTGGCGGTGGACTGCCGTAGTCGCCCACGAACACCACCTGCGTGTACGGCCCCGGGAGCTGACGCGGCGCTGGTGGCGCACCCGCAGGCAGCCACTCCATCCGCGCTGGGTCGTATGGCACCGGCGGCAACGGCGACACCACGGTCCACGCCGGCGCCGCGCGCGGGAGCGGCCGCGCGGGCGGCACATCCGTGACGTCCACCCCGATGACGACGTTGTCGAGCAGCGGCTCGACCAGAGTGCTGGGCTGGCGCCGCTCCGCCGGGAACACGGGCGACAGCACCACCACCGGGAACTGCTTCGGGTCGAACGTCGGTGGCTGGAAGGGCGGCACCACCGTGAGGTCGGCGCGCGGTCGAGCCGGAGCTGCCGCGGGCGGGACGGTGCCCGGCCAGGGGAAGAGCCGCGCGTCGAAGGTCGGCGCCTGGAACGGCGGCAGGACGGTGAGGTCCTGCGGGATGCGGACCGGCGGCGCCTGCGGCCGCACGTCGGTAACGTCGACACCCACCACCACGTTGTCGAGGAGGGGCTCGACGAGCGTGCTGGGCCACCGGCGCTCGACCGGGGTGAGGCGCACCGCGCTGACCTGCGGGAACTGACTGGCGTCGAACGGCGCCGCCAGCGGGAAGACCGTGACGCTCTGGTCGCCGCGCGGGACGGGCAGCGCCTGCGCCCGCGCCTGTCCCGTGGGCAGCCACGCGAGGCTGGCCGCCACGGTGAGCGCGGCAAGGAACGGCGCCACCAGGTCGCTGGTCCGCGCCCGCACGACGGGCGTGGGCGTGGGATTGCCTTCCGGCAGCCACGACAGGCGGGACGCGACGGGCTCCCGCCAGACCGGGCCCGTCAGCGGCTGGTAGTGGTACCTACTCGGCATAGCCTACCAGGGCGCCTCCCCGTAGACCTTCTTCTCGAACGGCACGCACTCCTTCATGCACTTCTCCGCCCCACAGAGCGGGCCGCCGCACTTGAGGCACCAGCCGCGCTGCCGACCCGATCCGGGGACCACCGTCCAGTGCTTCATGCAGTGCACGCACTGCATCGTGTCGCCTTCGATGGGCGGCCCCTCGGGTCGGTCAATGCGGAAGCTGCCCCCGGTGCCGAGCAGCTTCGGGAGGAACACCACGGCCTACTCGCTCCAGCCGAACGTCGCACCGATGTTCGGCGTGGCGCCGGAGCTAACCGAGCGCAGCCCGAGGCCGTTGGCCGTCCCGACCACCGTGCGCAACTCCTTGCCCGGGTTCGCGTTCCACGTGTAGGTGGCGCGCTGGTTCAGCGGGATCTCGAGGAGGAAGTCCGCCTCGTAGGTGGGCTCGGTCATGGTGCCGCCGCGCAGGTTGCACGCGGGGGCCGAGCTCTGGGGGTCGTCCGGCTTCTCGACGACGGCCGTGCCCGCCGCGCCAGCGGTGGTATGCCGCAGCACGTCGAGCCGGGTGGCGATGTCGGCCGGAGTCGAGTCCGAGCCGATGATGAGCTGGTCGAGCTTCCCCACGACCGACGCGTTGGATTCGAGCGCGAGGATCGTCAGGTTGGACCCCGCCGGGGTCCGGTGGACGCCGCGAAAGCTGGCCATGTCAGTGCGCTCCGCTAGGGAATGAGGTCATTCGGCGGCGCCATTCCCGAGGCCACCACCGACGGGGTTTCCGCGACCGGGCTCGGCCACGGAGGGGTAATCGCGGCCATCAACGCGCCGTCGAAGGTAACGACGGGTAAGGCGTCGGGCGTGAACCGCGCCAGCGGCATCTTGAAGCGCACCCGGGGCCCGCGCATCGTTTTGGGCATCGCCAGCGTCGCGTCGGGCTCGGGGATGAACGTCACCATCCCGACGTGCCAGTGCGTGTCGCCGGTGTTGTTGGCGTCGGCGTGGATGGCGGCCGCTTGTCCCTGCACGTAGTAGCCGTCGCAGTCGGCCTGACCCGACTGGCTGAGCAGCGTGAAGGGGCTGTTCCACGTCGCGGCGCCGGCGCCCGTGTCGCGGTTGATGACGAAGGTCAGGCACCCCGGCCGATCGGGCGTCACGTCGGGGCAGGTCGAGTTGGCGGCGGTCCCGCCGTCCGACTGGTCGCTCACGAGGATCTTCGGGTCGTAGGCGCGGTTCGCCCCCCTGTACTCCGACACGGCGACGAAGGCGAACGCCCCCGTCACGGCGAAGTGGATCGTGACGGTCTGGCAGACCTTGGCGTTGTAGGTGTGCCACGCCTCGTCGGTGGCGACGTTCGGATCGTTGACGGCGATGTCGTTGGTCCACGTGTTTAAGCCGTCGTCGGTGATGCTCGTGATCGCGGCCGTCGCCCCGCCATGCGCGCAAAGGAGGCTGCCCACCTTGGTCTGCGCGGGGAACGCCACGGCCAGCGTCGCCACCGCGGCCGTCGAGTTGGCGCTCGCAAACTGGCCCGGGACGAGACTGATCTGCGCCATCAGGACACCACGAGTGAGCCACCGAGCGAGGCGAACAGCACATCGTTGGACAAGGTGGCGCGGATCTGCCCAGCCGGGCCCCCGGTCCACTGCGTCACCCCGAAGCGCCACGCGTCCGGGCCCGGCACGACCCGGGTCGCCGACGCCAGCGGGGACCAGACCAGTCCGTCCGCGCTCCACTCCAGCGCGACATCTGCGCCGATCAGCGCCGCGATGTCCAGCGTGAGGATCGCCTGGAACCAGCCCTCCGGCGCGTCGACCGGGCCCCAGGTCACGTCGCCCGCGGCGATCAGGCCAGGCCCAATCGCGACGCTCAGCACTAGTTGAGCGCGACAACCGACATCTCGTGGACCTGCATCGTTTCGGCCGTCGAGCCCGAGCGCTTGGTCTGCACGCTGATGATGCTGGCGGCCGTCAAGTCCACCGCGCCCGACACGGCCGCGAGCGACGCCGGAATGAGTTGCGGCTGGTTCGTCGACGCCATGACCGCCACGTTGAAGTGCGCCCCGCCGGTGCAGAACAGGGTGCCCGCGCTGCCCGTGGTCCGGCAGCGCACCCGCACCCAGGAGTACCAGGAGAGGCTCGTCTGCGAGGCGATGAGCGCCACCGCGGCCGAGCTCGCGAGGATGGTGCCGTTCGCGTCGGCCCCAGAGCCCCAGTACACGTCCCAGGTGAGGTTGCCCGGCGTGGCGCCCGTCGTGATGCGCCCAAACATCCAGATCTCGACCGCCTTGCCCGGATACTTGAAGTAGTTGCCGCCGAGCACCGGGAAGAAGGACGTCGTGTAGAGCGCCTTGTCCGTCGCCGCGAGCGTGACCGACGGCACGTCGATCGTCTGGAAGGGGCCGCGCGAGTCGAGGTAGAACGCATCGTCCATGCCGCGGATGCCGCGGGCGATGCGCACCGTGTCGGACAGGCGGGGACGACGCTCACAGGCCCGCGCCCAGCGTTCGATCCCGCGCGGGGGCTGCTGCTCGCGGCGATACTCCTCGGGGGTGACGACGGACCGCATGGTCTCGATCATGGCATCTCCTCAGGCCACCCGGCGAACCAGGAAGGCGTTGTAGTTGGGCGCGGTAGCGGGAATCGCCGCCACCTCGAGCGCGAGGCCCGGGTGGGCGCCCGAGATCGGGGGGTCGGCCACCTGCGTGTTCGGGAAGTTCACCGTGCCCCCCGCGTACTGCTGGACGGGGAGGACCGGCGTGCCGTCGATGTCGCGCACGTCGTGCGCGTAGAAGTAGTCGCCCACGTTCAGGAAGGACGACAGGTTGATGGGGATCTGGGTCAGGCTGCCCCAGTTGTCGTACGCCACGAACGCGCTGCCCTTGGCCCAGCGCCGCTTGCGGACGAAGGTCTTGGTCACCGTGGGCGCCACGGTGTTCAGCGTGTCTGCCGACTGGCCCCCCGTCGGGAAGCTGCAGGTGGTGCTGAAGGACGAGAGCGTCCGGTTCGCGCACGCCGCGCCGGGCCGCCTGAACGCCTTGGGCGCGCCCGCTTCGTCGCCGCAGGCGGGGTTGTCGCTGGTGGGGACGCGCCAGTAGGTGTTCCCGCCCCAGACGTAGCCCGCGTTCGCCGCGGCGCCGTTCTCCTGGAGCTGGATCACGAGGCCGTTGATCTGCGGCGGGCCTGACTGGCCCTGGTAGCAGACGTACTCGTTGCCGGTGTGGGTGAAGCCGCCCGTCGCCGCCACGAGCTTCCCCATGTACAGCATCCCGAAGCCGCCGCCGCTGCCCCGCGCGTAGTTGTTGATGTTCTGGTTGCCGGACCCAATGCGGGTGCCGCTGATGTCCCAGTCCCAGGCGCGGTCGCCCCCGAGGAGAGGCAGGAGCGACACGTTGCCCTCGGCGATGACGTCCTGCATGACCGTCGCGCCGCCCTGCGACCCCGAGAAGGTCATCGTCGTCGCGTTCGCCCCACCCAGGTTCGCGTCCAGGCTCACCTGCCCGGTGTTCAGGGAGATGTTGTTCTTGACGCGGCACTTGCCCTGCGTCGCCGGGTTGGCGGTGTCGTAGAGCTGCCAGTCGATGCAGTAGGCGTTGAGGAAGCACTGCGCCTCGGCGAGCAGCTCGTCGCCGCCGATCTCATGGTGGACGTAGTTGCCGTGGCCGCCACCGTCCGTCGTCCCGGGCGGCGTGGTGCCGGTGTAGCGCATGAGGTTGCCGTTCAGCTCGACGCGCCCGCTCGGCCGGTCGACGAAGATCGGTGTGCTCGGGAAGTCCTGGAACGACGTGTTGATGACCTTGAGCCCGTTCGTCGTCTGGTTGAACGTGCTGAAGCCCGCGCCCGTGAAGTCGACCGAGCGCAGATAGTGGATCTGCTTCAGGCGCAGGTCCCAGAACCAGAGGCCGTTCGACCCCGTCTGCACCGTGATCATGTCGTTGTTGTCGGACGGGTGCAGCGTCAGGGAGCACGCCTCGTTGCCGCTGGTCCCCGCCCCGCGCAGCGCCGGGCTGATGGTCAGCACCGTCGTGGTGTTCTGAACGATGGTGGTGGCGTTCTGGATGACGTAGTCGCCGGCGGCCGAGCCCGAGGCGATCGTGATGACCTCGCCCGCCACGATGGGCTGGTTCACGCCCGCCGCCTTGGCCACCGTGAGCGACGTGCCCGTCTGCGCCCCGCTCACCGTCACGGCCCCCGCAGTGGGCGCGGCGCCCGGCCGATCGGACTCGAACAGCACGAGTTCGGTCTTCCGTGGGTCCCCCGTCCCGTACCAGGTCGCGTCGCCGTTCGCGTCGAGCCACTCGCGGCGCTGGATCCGCGCCACGTCGGGATTGTAGGCGCGATAGATGATCTTGCCGTCCTCGCGGTCCCAGCTGGTGCCCTGCACGCCGACGGCTACCACCCCCAAGTTCGAGACGTTCGGGTACTTGCCCTGGTGCCCGCGCAGCCACACCGTGTCGCCCGCGAGTAGCTTCCCCGCCGCGTAGGCCCCGCTCAGCGCGTAGCTCAGGGACCAGGGGTCCGCGAGTGTGCCCGCCCCCGTGCCGCCGCCGGGCGTGACGAACCTGCCGTAGAGCGTGGCCGCGCCGCCGGCCGCCTGCCCGTACGGGTTCGTGACGATGAGGCCCACTACGGCGCCCCCACCGGCTCGTCGACCACGGTCTGGATGCGGCCCGCCGCGTCGCGCTCCGTCACCCGCATGACGCGTGGCCCCGGAGGGGCGGGCGGTGGCGGAGGCGCGGCCGCGGGCTTGGTGGCGGCCGCTTGGGCGGTCTGCGCCACCCGGTCGAGCTGGGTCTTGTGCTTGCCGAGCTCCCGGTCGACGTTCTGGGCTACCTTGACCAGGTCCCCCGTACCGGCCTGCTGGGCCTTGCCCAGCGCCTGCACCTCGGCGACCAACTCGGCGAGCCCTTCGGCGATGGGCGCGATCTGCGCCTGCATCGCGGGACCGACGGCCTTGGCCACCTGCTGTAGCTGCTGCTGCACCGCGGCGACCGCCTGCGCGAGCTGCTGCACCTGCTGCGTGTACTGGGCCACCGTGTCGACCTGCTGCTGTTGCTGCTGGGCCACCTGTTGCTGGGCGGCCTGCTCCTCAGCCACCGTCACGAGCCCCGCCGCGTGCCGCATGCGGAGATACTCGGCGTCGACGGGCGCGCGCCACGGCGCCGGCCAGCGGGCGTACCGCGTCGAGGCGGTGAGCCGCGCCAGCTCGTGCGCGCGCACGAAGGCCACGCTGCGGTCGTCGTCGGCGGGGACGGGGGCCCACATCGGGCCGAGCACCGGGTCGGGTCGCGGCTGGCCGGTGACCGGGTCGACGGCCGGTTGCCCCGTGACGGGGTCGATCGCGGGCTTCCACCCGGGCGGTGGTCCCTCACCCCACTGCCCGATCTGGCGCCGGATGCGCATCCGGTGCGGGTCGTCCTGTAGCCCGACCAGGCCGCCCACGTTCCCGATCACGAGCCGGCGCAGGTCCTCGGCTTCGATCAGCGGCTGGTTGTTGACGGTCATCTGGCTCATCTGCTCGGCCACGGCCAGCTTGGCCGACGGGGCCAGCATCGACAGCGAGCCCTTGTGTAGCATGACGTCGCGCGTGGACCCTAAGTCAGCCCCGCGCCATTCCTTCTCCTTGTACTGGCCGTCGTCCCCCACCCAGCCTAGCCGCTGCGGGATGGTGTACTGCCAGCGGATCTGCTGCAGCTGGATGCGCCAGCCGCGCACCAGCGCACGCACCACGTTGTTCCGGATGTCCGACAAGCCGACGTTCACCTGCTCGATGATGGTGCGCGCGTGTAAGCCCGACTGGACGCTCGACGGGTTCTGGCCGGAGGAGGGCGGCTCCAGGCCGCTCTCGTGGTCCATCTCCGCGCTGATCCCCTCGAACATCTTGGTGGCCGCTTGCGGGAAGTCGGGCACCTGCTCCACCTTGGGCTCCCCGCCCGGCGTGATGGGGATGTAGGTCCCGGTGGCAGCCTGCATCGCCCGCGGCTGGAGCGCACTCGTGATGGGGTAGAACACCTTGCGGTTCAGGAACCGATCGAGGTGCTCCAGCATCGAGCCGAGCACGCCGGCGCGGATCTCGTTGGCGGGGCCCAGCACCTGCATCATGCCCATGCCGGGGAAGGCGTCCTCGTCATCCAGTTGCTTGAACTGGTCCACGGGCAGGTCGAGCGGCTCCTTGGCCTGCTCGTTGTACCAGACGCCCGCGTGCAGCAGCAGCTCCTGCCCCGCGGCGACGCCGTAGTAGCCCTTGGGGTAGGCGGGGCTCTGCACGTACCAGCAGCGCATCACCAGCACCAGCGAGTCGCCCGTGATCTTGGGCTGGTCCAGCACGGCGCGGTTCGCGCGGCCGCCGGGGAGCAGGTCGAGGAAGTCCTCGGCCGGCTTGGTGGTGAGCTTCTTGAGTCCTTCCTCATCGGTGGGGATCTTGCCGGGGAACCGCCCGCGCAGCTCGTCGAGCGGCACCCAGCTGCCGACCAGTAGACCCTGTGCGGCCCACACGTCACGACTAGTGGCGGGCAGCGGGCGCACGTGCTTCGCCGTGAGCACATCGCACTTGAGCTTGGGTAACCACACGCGCTGCACGCGCGGGTCGTTCGCGTTGTCGGTCAGGATCCAGTCGGCCAGGACGTACTTGGTGACGTAGGGTGGCGGGGCCACCTGGCCCGTGGTCGGGTCGAGCAGCGCACTCTGCGGCTGGGCCGGGTTGAACGTGGTGGCGCCAGCGGCCGCCTGCACCGCGTAGGGACGCTGACCCCCGCCCTGCGGGTCCACGTAGTACACCCGGATGCCGCTGCCGTAGATGGAGCTGAGGTCGAACGCCTGCTCCGCCGTGGCCGCGTTGTCCAGGTTCCCCTCATTGCCGACGTCGATCAGGACGCGGGTGCTGAACTCGGCCGCGTCGCGGTCCTCATCCGCGTCGGTGGCGGGGGTGGCCTCGGGCACCGGCGGGTCGGTGAACAGGGTGGAGCGCAGCAGCCGGCAGAGGCGCGCGGCCTTGTTCAGGGCGGGCACCTGACGGCCCGTGCCGGGCGGCGCGTAGGCTTGCCACTCCTGCGTGTCCTGCCGCTTGATGAGGACGACGCCCGTCACGCCGCTGCGCCGCAGCCCGTTCACCTTCCACTGGGCCTTGTGGCGCCGCATGATGGGGTTCTGCGCGATCCACAGCCGGAAGATCTCCTTGGCCGCGGCGGGACCCTGGAGCTTGGTGAGGTTGCGCTCGGGGTAGCGATCGCCCGCCTGGTCCCCGCCACCGAAGGATTGCTTGTTGGTTGAGCCGCCCGGACCGGAGTCCAGGACGTTCTGCATGACGGCTTCACCCATCGACGGCCTCCACGTAGAACTGCGCGAACACCTCGGGCGACTGGTAGCTGACGGCGCCTTGCCAGTCGACGATCTCCATCACCCCGTCGACCAGCGTCGCGTCGACGACGTGCCGGGGCTCGTTGGGCCGGTCCTTGACGCGCCACTTACCCAAGGAACTCCTCCAGGACCTCTTGGTCCTCGCCGTGTAGGATGAGCGCAGCCACCTTGTCTTCGTTGCCGTCTTCCTGGCGCAGCAGGCGCTCGGCGGTCAGCCGGAGCTGGCGCTCCATGGCGGCGCTCGCGGCCACCTGCGCGATGGCGTCGACTACCTTCTGCGGGAGCGCCGGCGTCACCTCGGCGGGGGCGGACTCGGCCGGTGGCTGGAAGCCCTCGCGCCGCATCTGGAGCACGCGCTCGACGAGCTCAGTGTAGCGTCGCTCGGCCACCTTCGCCGCAGCGAGCGCGTCGTTGCGTTCCTGCACGAGGCGGTTGGCCACGCCGGCCACTAGGTCGTACAGCTCACGGCTCACCCACGGCCAGCGCCACCTCACAGGTTCACCACGAGGTTGCCAAACCTGTTGAGTCGCGGCGCGTCGAGCCCTTCCCGCCGCATCTTCTTGCGGTACTTCTTCCACTGCCGCCCGCTCATGTGGAACGCCTTCTTGGCTTGGCGCGCGGGGCTCAGGAGCTGCCCCGTGTTCAGCTGGAGGTAGCGTTGCTCAGCCACCGAACGCCTCGCGGATGTCGGTGATGATTGTGCGCTTCGTACCGTTGATCTTCCAGTCGCGGTCGTCCTGGTTGTACTCGAACAGCTGCAGCGGCACCGCGAACATGGGCGCCAGCTCCTCGTGCGCCTCGGCCACCAGCACCACACCGAAGTGCTGCGCGTTGGCCACGCCGATCACCCCGTACTCCTTGCCGCGGTAGCGGGCGATCTCACCGATGGCCGGGATGCGGCCGGGCACTACTTGTTCCGCTCCCGCCGCCGCTTGGGCGCTTCGGCTTCCTTGACCGGCTCGGGCGTCGGCCCGAAGGCCTGCGTCTCGGTCGCGTATGCGATGGCCTCGGCGAACACCTCGTCCAGGGTGACCGTGACGACCACGGGGCTCGACCCGTCGGACGCGGCGTGGACGCACAGCTTCCGCTCGTTCAGGAACACCCCAGGCGCGATCTTCGTCCCGGCGTGCACCTCGTGCGGCGAGCCTTCGGGCGTAGTCTTGGGACAGCTCATCGGGTCCCTCCGTTTGAGGTCGGCTAGGGTGTAGGTATCAAGCATCGAGGTCCTCTATGGGCACGAGGCCACGGGGCATCCGGAAGTGTTCCTCGCCGCCCTCCACGTGCTCTCGCATGGCGCGCTCCCAGGCGGCCACCGCCCGTTTCTTACGCCCGCGGTCGAGCCCGGGGTGGCGTTCGGGCTCGGCTTGACGCAGCTGACGTTCCCCCGCGGCGGGCCGGCTCATCAGGAACGCGGTGACGCCGTCGTAGGCGTGGTCATCGGCCTCGGTGTCCACGTCCTCGGGCTTCTTGGGGTCGACAGGCAGCGCCGGGATGGTGCGCAGCGCCACCGGGCAGGCGTGGCGCACGAAGCGCAGCCGTGGGCGACCCCAAGGTGGCACGGTGCCGTCGGGCCCCGCCTTCCAGGCCAGGTACTGGTGCATCACGACCAGCTTGGCCGCGCGCGAGCCGCGGCCGTGGGTGGCGGGAATCAGCTTCGGCACGTAGTCGAGGCTGTTGACCGCGTCGAGCAGGCCGGCCTGGAAGCCCTCGGCAATCGACGGCGCGCCGACGCCCGTCTGGTACCACATCTGCTCGTCCCCGGCGATCACGGGCACGTGGCCCCAGTGCCGGCAGATGAGCCCCACCGCGTGGCCCACTTGCCGGTCCGTCTGCTCGCGGAACGACAGCTCGGCCACGCACACCACGTCGCCATCCGGGCCGCAGGCGAACAGGCCGAACCACCCCGGGTTGCGGTAGCCCCAGTCGCACCCGCCGCTGAACACCCAGCCCTTCGGTGGGTGGAAGTCGTCCAGGATGTGCAGGTCAGGGCGCCACTCGGTGAACGCGGCGCCCACCACGGCCGACCAGTCGCCATGCCGCCAGGCTTTGTACAGCGCGGCCGAGCCGGTGGCCGCGAGCCGGTGCTCGTAGCCGGGGTCGGACGCCTGCAGGATGGGGTTGTCCTCGAGCTTGGCCGGGATGAAGACGGCCTGGATCTCGAGCTCGGGGTGGTGCACTTGAGGCTTGTAGTGGAACGGCACGAACGGACGCGCGGGGTCGATGTAGCGCGCCTGCACCCAGTGGTGGCCAGGCCCGCCGGGGTTCCCGGTGCTGCGCCGGACGCAGGGAACTGCGTGAGGGGAGCGTAGCGAGCCCCACAGCTTGTCGAGGGGGTCGGGCCGAGGCCAGTTGGTCAGCTCGTCGAAGCCCATCCAGGTGTACTGGTGGCCCTGGTAGTTGTCGGCGTCGGCGTCGTTGTCGAGGTAGCGCAGCAGCAGGGTGGCACCGCTCGCGCGGTGGGTCCACGTGTGGGTGGT